GAGCAGGTCGGGGGGTTGCCGGGGGTCCCCCCCACCCCCTCTGACCTGCGCTTTTGCTGCCGCGCGGTGTTTGCTGCGCAGGTCAGAGCGGGTGTGCCTCGCTGGTCCACTGGTCGCGGTCGCCGTGTCTCCATGCGACGCGCCCGGGCGCTGGTCCGCGACGGCCGGTGAGTGACGGCGTGTCTGCGTGGTCTACGAGGCTGGGCCAGGTGTAGGCGATGGTGTGCCCGTTGTGGCGTGCCCATGCGCTGATTGCTTCATCGATGGGCTTGCCGGTGGGCAGGTTGTTGAGCATGTGGGGTACGAGGTCGGTGTGGATGGCTGTGCCGACTGCGTGGAGTAGGCGCCGGCAGGTGAGCCAGTGGGCTGTGGTGTTGGTGGCTTTGGCGATGCGTTGTTGGTATTCGCGGGGCCGTTCTCGCCCAAGGTAGAGGCTGACCACTGGGCTGGGTGCCGCTGTTAGTGCGGCGTGGAGTTGGTCGCGGAAGTTGTTGCACGGTATTGCGTCGTCTTCGAGTACGACGAGCCAGTTTGTGTTGTGGCGGGTGAGGTGTTGCCAGACTTTGCGGTGGTTGTTTTCGCATCCGAGTGCGCCGTTGTCGATGTTCATGTATGCGGCGCCTACGGTTTCCATGAGTTGGTGGGCTTGTTCTGCGCGTGTGGTGTGGGCGACGATGCCGATGGTGAACGAGGTCATTGCCCGCTGGCTGTGTGTTCTTTCAGGAAGGCATCGACAAGTTCGGCGTGGCTGCGCTTGTCGCTGGATTCGGCGTCTCCGACGATGAGGTGCTGGTCAGCGTCGAGCCATTCGCTGTACTGAAAGATCAGCTCCCGCACGGAATCCATAGCGGAGATCATGTCGGGGGTTACGGCGACGGTGATGGTAGATGCTGCTTCGGCCATGACTGTTCCTCTCATCGACCGGCGGTTAGTGCACGGATTTGCCCATTTGTGTGTCTCCACGTTGCTCCGGGTGGGCGGGCGTTGTTCACGAGGTCTTTGGTCGTATGTGTGTGGTTTTCACGGCGACGGTGATGTGTGGTGCGAGTCGTGGTGTGATGCTGCCGTAGTCGTATTCGGGGTCGATGGCGATGGAGCATCTGACCCAGCCTCCGGCTTGGATTTTCTCGACGGTGCCTTCGTGTTCGAGTCCGTCGAAGTCAACCCATACGTCGTCGCCGGGTTTCAGGTTCTGGTCCATGTTTATTTGTGCCTCCACCAGCTCCACGGGTTGCGTTCGTTGGCTTTGAATATGGTGGCGACGCGCGGCCCGTAGACGAGACGGTCTGCGTGTTTGGTGTAGGCAACGTAGTTGAGTGTGGCCATGTCGCCGATGATTGTTCCCGGGGCGTCGTCTTTGTGCCAGATGCGTCGTTGTTGGTCTTCGTGGTCGGCGATCATGTCGTGGGTGAATGTCATGACGGTTTCACGGTCACCTCCGACGATCCCCGCGTTCAATAGGGTGCGGTCGGCGTGAGTGTCGATGAATGTTTGCAGGTGGGTGGCTTTGTGGTTGTCGCGCATCCAGTCGATCCCCACAACGGCGGGTTCGTGGCCGACGTATAGTTTCCCGGTTTCCATGTGTTCCCACGGTGCGGTGAGCATTTCGACGTCGGTGCCGTCCACGCACCACACCCATTGGACGTCGGGGTTGGCGCGGAGCCATTGGTAGTACAGGTACCAGCGCGCGAAGTATGGGTTATCGACTGGGCTGGTGACTCGCTCGAATGACGCCTGCGGGTGGGTGAGTGGGTTGTCGCACAGCACGACGGGTTCACCTCCAGTGATGGAGGTGATCAGCGTGTCGAGCAGTTTGACGTCGGGACGCATGCGTGTGCCCCGTTGCGGGTCGGGGTTGTTCGACAGCAGGCAGGTGAGCACCACACGCCGGTCAGGTTCCACGATGGGGATGTGGTGGCTGCTGGTGTAGTGGTGTTTCCAGTACAGGTCGGTGTTTCGGGTGGCGGCGGCTTTGCGTTCTTCGGTGGGGACGGAGCGTTTCACTTCGAGGTGCTCGTCCATGGAGTGGATGAGCTTGTGGGAGCCGCACACGTCGCCGTACCGGAATGTGGTGAGGCCGGCGTTGTAGATGCGGTCGGACCAGGAGGGGTGTTCCCATCCCCAGCCGCCGAACTCCGGGTCGAGGCCACCGACGCGCTCGATGACGCTGCGGTGTACGTAGATCATGCAGCCGCGGGCACCGGTTAACGCGAAGTGGTGTCCGTCGTCGTAGACCTTCGTGACGTCGTTGATTTTCCGCCCGCTGGCCAGGTCGACGAACTGGTACATCAGGTGGGGTTCAGGTGAGTCGATGTAAGGCTGAAACCAGTTGTCGGCGATGGGGTAGCAGTCGTCGTCGAACAGGAAGATGTGCTCGCAGCCGTTGAGTAGTTCGAGGCATTTGTTTTTGGCTCGGGCGATACCGGCTCGTTTGGCAAACCGGTACGTGGCACCAGGGAACGGTTGGTCGCTGGCGTCGTCGACGATGACAAGTTTGGCGTTGGGGGTGCGGCTGCGGATGTGTTCGATAGTCCGGTCGGCGATGGTGTGCCGGTTGCGGGTGGTGACTCCGATTCCGATGGTGGCGCCGCTGGTGGTTTCGGGTACGTATCGGGTTCCGTTGACCACCACTTCGTTCATTATCTCGCGGTTCCGTCCTATGTGGTTATTCGTACCAGGTGCCGCAGGTGTCGCAGTCGGCGTCTCCGCAGTAGCAGATCGTGCGGTCTGTGGTACGTCCGGTTTTTTGTTCTCGGTGCCGGTTTCGGTGTGGTTGGGCCGCGTTGGATCGGCGAAGTTCGAGTCGGGCGCGGGCAGCGTCATCCATTGGTGTAGTCCACTATCCAGCCGTTTTTCCGTGTGGTGACACAGATTGTGGTTTCTTCAGGTCTCTTCCCAGCCATCGCGAGGGTGGCGGCTTTGGCGAGCGCCGCTTGGACTAGAAGCATCCACGGTTCGTTGGGTCCAGCTTTTTGGACTGCTGGAATGTCGGGAGGTGTGGTGATCCACTCGCCAGGGTCGGAGTGCATCAGCACTTTCCCGTCAACTTCAATGTGGATCACTGTTCAGCTGCTTTCTGCAACGCTTTCGCGGGGACAACAACATCGTTGCTTGCCTTGTCGATGGTGATCGACAGGACAGGCTGGCCCGTGGGTGTGGTGCGAATGTTGATGACGCGGTGCCCGGTTGGTGCGTCGGCTGCTTGCTGGCGTAGTTGTTCGTGCTCTTCGCGTGTGAGGATCACATAGTTTTGGGTGATCGCCGCGGCGAGCGCTTCAGCTACCAGTTTCGGGGTGTCGAGGTGTGGTAGGCCTGCTTCTTCAGCGAACTGGCCGGCGAGTTCCGGGGGGACACTGACAGTTCGTAGTCCCGGCAGGAGGATCGGGAAGGGTTTGGTGTTTTCGTCGCCGGGGTGAACCAGGTTGTTCAGCGTCTCGGTAAGAAATTCTGTGAGGTTCATCCTCGTATGCACCACCAGATGCGGGTGAGTAGGGATGGTGGCCGGTACAGGTCGAGGTGTTCCCACGGTTCCGGATCGTGGACGGTGATGGTCCAGGGTGGGGTGGTTTCGATGCGGTCCAGGATCAGCTGTGTGATGTTGCCTGTGTACAGGCGGGTTTCGTCTTTGGGTGGGTCCAACCGTCGGGACACGGCGATGAGGCGGCGTGCTGCGCGTCGCATGATGCGGGCCGCGCGGCGTTTCATTCCTGCCTGCCACCGATCGTGCCGGCGCCGTCCTGCAAGTTGATACGCCACGACTCGGGGTCGATATCGTTCGGGAGTCGGCAAGCCTTGCTGCACGCCGAGAAACGAACCTTGCCGCAAGGGTCGGGACACACCCGCAAGTGTTTGGTTGGCACGGAAACTACTCCTGGCTGTTGGAGCGGGGAACGCGATCCAACAACTGGTCCAACAGTTTCTCCGCGGCCTCAACAATGCTCGGGTTTCCGTCTTCGCGGGCGAGGCGAACGTTGTGTAGGGCATCGGTGATGCGGTCGTTGAGGGATCGTGGTGTGGCGAAGGTGGGCATGGGATCACCTCCCGAAATGCGAAACGCCCCGGTAGGTTCCGGGGCGTTTAACAGGCGAGGAAGTGTGACCTGCGCCTACGGCGACAGCCTAGCACGAATATCGAACCTTGTTTGTCAAATCATCAAGGTTACGGCGCAATTTTGCCGTTAAGGCAATTGCGACAAACATAGCAACAAATGCTGTGCTCATGCAATCCGCAGCGAGTTCACGTGCCGCACAAGGTCGGGGCCAATCATAAACCATTCACCAGACACCCTCAGGTGCTTGAACTGGTCATGACGTTTACGTTCCAGCTTCCGGTCCCCCGGTTCGTAGCCCATGCAGTCCTCTGGCTGAATCACTCCGATGCGGGCCTTGAGGTTTCGGCTGGTACCGATCTTGGCACGGTTTCCCAGTCGCATGTAGTACACGACGTCATCGGTTGCGGCAGTTACACCCATCAGCGTCTTCCGTTCAGTGCAGAACGCCACCATGGATCGTTCGTAGTCGCACCCTGCCGCCTTGCAGACCACAAACCCGTTCGCTAAGTGGGCAAGTAGACCACTGTCCCCACAGCGAGGGCATGGGCCTGGGATGAACTCAGCCTCTGATGGAAGAAGTTCATATGCCTGTTCCATAGCTCTATGGCTGGCGAGCATGAGATTGGCTTCCCGGTAGACAACCATGATGTGCCGCTCACACAACGGCACATGACTGGCTATGTCAGTAAGGGCTGGCGCGTAGCAGTTGGGGTGGCAGCATTCCGCAGCGAGGACGTCGTTGAGATGCACCCGAGAGACCCGGCTCATTCTGCTAATCTTACCTGTTCAGACGTTGTTTTTTTGGAGCGTGGTAGTTGCCTGTGGTGCGCGTCGAGCACATCTCCTAGGCGGTAGAACCGGACTTCTCCGTCGACTGCGCAGGGCCGCAGTCGCTTGCTTTTCACGAGGGTCTGGACCCGACGTTTGTTCAGCCCTGCACCGAGTGCGCCGAGGCGTGGGGCGATCTTTTCTATCTGGCCGGCGGTGAGGATTTGACGGTTGGCCTGGCGGACCCGTTCCGGGTCGATCACGATGTCATCCTCTGGGGGCAAGTCGATCTGCTTGCGGCACTCTTCAATCCGGTGGTGAATTTCAGGCCAGGATTCTTCGGAGCCTTCGATGAGGGCGAGGGCGGTCACGTTGCGTCTCAGCCAGCGGGCCAGAGTGATGTCATCGTTGGATTCGGTGTACGGGGTTTGTCGGGCGTCGCAGGTGAACCTGACCCATTTGATCAGGGCGTTGTGCAGTTCGTCTGCGGCTTCTACTGCGCCGATGTGGAACGGGATGCGCGCCTCAGCTTTCCGCCTTCGAAGTTTCCCGAGTCCGGGTTTTTGTACGCGGGCTTGGCGTGTGATGGTTACGGCGAGGTCCTCGATGAGTGTGGGGATTCCGCCGAGCGCCTCTTGTAGTTTGAGTTGGTCAGCCCTGGGGAGGTGGAAGTCCATGCTCACTTGTCGAATGCCTTCCTGAACATCGCTTTCTGTTCCCGTCGTTCCTTCTCGCGGCGTTCGAGCAGTTCCGCTGCGGCAACGCCGACCTCTGCCGGGACGTCGGCGAGGTGGGCGTAGATGTCTGCTTGGAGTTGGCAGAACGCCCGGTGCTCGTCAGGGTCTTGAATGGGGCATTCTTTGAGGGTGTTGGTGGCGGCGTTGAGCTGGTCCCACGCCGCGATCCACGCCCCCACACGAGCATCAGACATCAGTGACCTCCTGGTTGGGTTCAGACTGCACAATCGACCCGACATCGACGCTCATTTGTGGTGTCCTTTGCAGTCGGTGGAATGCTCGGCGCGGGGCTGGAAACACGCCGGACAAACAGGGCTCTCGTGGATGAATCGAGCCTGGGCGGCGAGAATCACGGACAGGGTCATTGGTTCTGCACCGCCTGCGCGCCTGCCCCGATTCCGTTCAGATACGTCCATGCCGAGTCATACGAGTGCGGCCCAGACGCTGACGAAGTAGCGCCATAGCGCAAATGGACCGAGTAACACCCCGTCTGCTGGACCCCGCCGATCGAGTAGTTCGCTTCATGCACCGTCACGGAAAGTCAATTCCGGTTCCGGGGTGTGTCCGTGCTCTGTTCGGATCATGCGGGCGTTTTCGACTTCTTCGAAGCTCATTGCTGGTCCTTTTCGGCTAGTAGTTGGGCGATAGCGATCAGAGTTAGCCGCCGTGTGTCGATCTCCTCACCACGAGGACCGTGCGAGGCGAACACGCCACCTGGTAGGACGCGATCGGGGTTTCTTCCGTGGACGTGCCGCCATTCGGCGACTACTCCGCTTCCGTCGTTGGTCATGGTTTTCCTTTCGTGAGCCATTCCGCCCACCCCTGACCCACCCGTGCAGGCGGTGGTGTGGTGTCCGGGATGATCCGTATATCCGTATGCCCCGTGCTGATCGAGTGACGGTCCGCTTTCCATTCAGCGCAATCCGTGCAGCTCTGGTCCCACACCCGGTTGCACTCCCTGCAATGAACCTGAATCACCGCACGTACTCCCTCAGATGCGACAGCGCCAACCGGACGCCCTCAGCTTTGCCCCGCAGCCGGTCGAAATCCGTTCCGTGCGGGAACTTGACGCGCTTCTCGTCGGCCATGAAGTTGAGTTTCACGATCGCGTCCTCCATGCGGTTGATGAGGTCAGAGACTTGATCATTATCTGGGGTCATCGTCAGCTGTATCCCCTGTGTGCCTTGTTGGGCGAGGTGTCGTAATCGAAAACAACCAACATGTCGGTGTTTCCACTTAGGACGGGGCAATCCTCAGGTGGGTGTACCACCAGGCAGGCAGGACACGAGTGATCCTCAGTGAACGGTCCGTAGTGTTTGGTTGGGATCAAAGCGAAGGTCGACGCCTCATCCTGCGGCCTGGTACGAATCCACCCGCCGTAGTCATAGTGCCACCGGGCGTTGAACCTATCGCGCCAAGCACGATCGCGGTGTTCAGGGCTCAAGTGCTGGACGTCTGATCCATGCTCTGTGGTCGGCATAGTCGTCATCTCCCTACGAGTGTCGGTAATCGGAAACATGTGTGCGCTGTCAGATCGGCTGCCTACCTGGAGAAACGGCGACGATCATCGAATCAACCCCTGATAAGCAACAGAGTTCAGATCAGGCACCAGGCACCTCCCGCCAATCCCGGAACACGAAAGTCCACAGTGACTCCCGGTACGGCACAGGTCGGCCTGCATGAGAAATGGTTTTCGCCAGAACGTGTTCCTCACCGATCGCGGTGATCTCGATGATCGTTTCGCCGCGGCCTTCGTCGCCGGCGAGTCGCGTTCCGACTGTCCATCCGTTGCGGCGTGCAGTGTCCGCGTCGCTCATGCCTCGCTCCATCCGGCCAGCTCGGCGAGCAGCGCGTCGGCGGCGGCGTAGTGGTAGGAGGGCGGGCGGGTCATGATCCGATCGCCTTACGCTCGGGAATGATCTCACCGTCAATGATCCGGCTGACGTGGATGCGGAATCCGTACCCGTAGTAAAACGGATTTCCACACGACCAGCCGACACTCAGCTTCAGCACGTCACCCATATCGGCGTAGACATGCCATGTCTCATACCCATCGGTTGTGCCAACACCGATGATGACGTGATCGACTGAATCCGGCGCAAGTAGGAACGATTTCAGATCGGTGTACGCGCAGCAGTCGCTGGTATCTTCCAAGATCACCTTTGTGCCGTCGTCCAGCTCGATAATCAGGCCAGTAACGCCCTCCAGGCGATCGCGGCCACCCCACCGATTGACGTTGATCTTCGCCTGCCCCCTTGTGGCTGAAACGATGCGACGACCAACGACCGCCTGGCGCAACGCATCCACGTTGTCCGGCATAGTGCCGTCGTCGTGTTCGTCACTCAACAGCTCAGCTAGGTACCTGTCTGCGCTCATGCGTCCGGCCCATCGAAGATTGCGAGCACGCGCTGCGCCTCGTCGAACGTGAGGTCGGCGGCGCGGGTCGCCTGCACGCCCGCCGGGTGTGCGCGCACTACCTCGGCGATCACGTTCTGGGCTTCACTGCTCACGCTTCCCCCTCGGCTACAACCGCAGCAGCAGCGGCCAACAGGGCAGCGGCGAGGCGGGTTGCGGTCTCTACCCGCAGGGCGGTGACCGTGTCGTCACCCTCAAGAACAACCCCGACATCTGTCTCGGCGACTACATAGGACTCGTCGACTGTCCAGGCGTTGCGCGTCGCCCATCCACGGTCGACTTCGGGTAGTTGGATTACCGCCACACCCGGAAGAGACGCGATGACATCAGCGACATGTGAGTCGTGGTCTCCACCGTCCTGCTCGGTCCATTCGCAGCCAATGCAGGCGTCGAGGTTCAACAGGAAACCCTGGCGGCGCGGATGGCTGATCCGCTTCATCGTCGGCTTGTGCGCCTTCAGGGCTTCTGTGAGTACTGCACGCAACTCGGGGTTGTTCATTCGTCGCCTTTCGGTTCTCGGTTTCTGTCTGTGAGCCGCCCGAAGTGGATGACCCGACCGGGCAGCGGCTTCCCCGGACGAATCGTGTTGCTACAGGGCTGGCCTTTGGGGGCTTTGCAGATGTCACACGACCTGCACGACACCGCCTCCAGGACACGCGGATCATCCGGGCTCGAAACAAACATCGTCATCAGTCCGGCCACCTGCCGATAAGCAGGTTGTGTGGCCCCCAACCCTTACCGACACATATGTGCGCCTCAAACAACTCCCACGTCCAGCGTTTCCCACCCCACTCGATGTGAACGAATAACCGATCTCCGTCCACGCTGGCGCTGTCTACCCGTCCGCCCTTCATGAGGAAAGGCGTGGGTCCGTTGTTCAACAGCAGGTCCACGTAATCGGTGGTTGCCAACATCAGATGACCGACTTCGCCTCGGTCTGGTCGGGGGTCGGAGTGTTCGATGACGCCCCAGTCGCATTCCCACCAGTGGCTGCATTGGATCTCTTCGTCCGGTCCGTACGGTCTGGGGCATTTGCATGGTCCGCTCGTTCCGAGGCGGATCTCGAGGCTCACTGTTCGTCTCCTGTTGTTGATTGCGGGGGCTGTACGCCACGCTGGGCGACTTTCGGGGCAGGGTTGGTGTCAGTGCCCCGGGGACCACCAGAACGGGCGTCAGCGATCCTGTGCGAATGAGCCGGAAACGCCTCCAACACCTTCAACACACGCCCCTTCCCATCCCGAACCACACACGGCTCACCCACCCCAACCCGACAATCACGACACCCAACCTTCAACGCCTCCTGATGGATCGTCGTGCCACGCCAGTCCTTCACAACGCCACACCCAAACCAGCCGACGGTTCTTCATGGAAGACGCAGCGGACCATGCCTTCTGGGGTTTCGATCAACCCGTTGGCATCGCACTCCGTGCAGGCTTCACGAGCAGACTTGATGGCCCGCCTCAACGTCAGCTCATCCCGTTTCCTTGCGGCTGCCCATGACTCGTGTGCCCGACGCGCGTCAGCGCAGTCGCGGCACTTCGGTGGGTTCGAGTGATTGATATGGGCGGGGCAACGCAATGGGGGCTCCTGGTGACCTTCCGTACTTACGTAACCCCCTAAGGAGTTGGAGAAGGAGAAAGGAGCAGGAGTAGGAGTAGCCCCGGGGTTAGACGGGGGGTTAACCCCATCCCCCTGCTTAACCATTGGACCGGGGGTTGGACCGGGGGTTAGCGGGGGGGTTGGACTAGGGGTTGAACCGGGGGTAAACGGCTCCAAAGTGGCCGGATCAATCGCCTTCTGATCCAGCATTTCCTTGACTGCATCCCGCTGCCACCCAGCCGACACGATCACATCACTGTTGGCTTTCGCGTCAGCCTCATTGCGGGCCTTGATCTTCTGTACCTCATGCACCACAACCCCGCGCAATGTCCTCGACGCCAACGCTGCCCGCGCGTTAGCCATCGACACAGCCATGTTCGGTTTCCTCCACAGGCCGTCGTGCTTGATCCACGACCTCAGAAGAAACTCATCGGTGTTGGTGTCGATGATCAGGAATAGATCGCGGGACAACTCTGCGGCAGCGACCTCGACTGCCTGAACTGTCCAACCGTTGGCCATCGCGGCGATTCGGCCGGCGTGCCATTCCCCCGAACCGCAATAGGACAGTTGCGGGCTCGTCCACAGCACGAAGTACAGATGTTGGGCTGGCGGGGTTAGATCTAACCAGTCATCATCACCCCAGATAGCGAGATTGATTTCCGAGTGGTCCTTGCCAGTTGCTTTCCTGCCCATCAGGAATCACCGCCCGGTCGTTTGGCTGTCCTGCTGGACTTGTCGAAATCGTTCAACAGTTCTGACGGCAGACCATCCAGCATTCAGTCCTCCTCTTCGTCTTCTGTGCCTTCGAATCCTGGGCATAGGCACTGCGTGTACCGGGTCATGTCATCCGCATCCACACCCAGCCGGGTTCGGCATTGGGGTGTGTGAGTGGAGCGGGGATGATCACACAACAGGCACGTCACGGTGTTCCTCGATGTGTGCTCGGTGGTCGGCGAAGGCGTGGTGTCGGCGGATGAACGCCTCAGCGTCGTCCGTGCTGGTGAACTCGGCGGAGACCGGCCGTCCTTGGGTGCGGGTGCATTCCCGGCAGGTGACGGTGATCATGGGACCTGCCAGTTGATGGTGTCGCCTTGCTGGAGAATCTGTTCCAGGTATTTGACGGCGGTGACGGTGGAGTTGAAGCATTTCGGTGGTTCGGTTCCACCGGTGACGATGTAATGGGGCCACGTCCCAGAAACCGTGTACATCACCTGAACAGCCCCTTCACGAGGAAGTACGCCAGCGACGGTGGTCCGGTGAATGCGAGGACGATGTAGGCGATCGCTTCGAGCTGTTCGGGTGTGAGGTTCATTGTGTTGCCTCCACAGGGTTAGGTATCCGGTAGGTGTTTCCGTCGTCGTCGAGCAGCACCCATTGGCTGCGGTACAGGACGGGAATCTCGATAGGCGATTGGGTTTGACGAACAAGCCAGCCGTCAGCGAACGCTTGCGCCCGATAGGACTCCGCCCAACGATGACAAGCACCACAGGCCCACAGCCCGTTGGACGCCACGTTGGTGTCGTCGCGGCGAGAGCCGCCAAGACCACGGGGCCTGCGATGGTGTGCAGTAGCGTCTGAGGCGTACTCGTTGCAGCGTTCACAACGACCGTGAGCACGAGACCAGATCAGTTCCTTGACTTCCGGGGGAAACCCCGTGAACCGGCGACTCATGCGGGGGCACCATTCTCCATGAGGTCGTCAATGAACTCCCGCAACTGCTGGGGTTTCGCGTTCCTCGCGGTCACCTTGTACTTGCCGTAGAACTGGGCAGCAACCGTCTTCTCATCAAGAGTCAGAGCAGCGCACGCATCCCCCAGCTCGTGGAGCAGAGCATTCCGTTCAGCCACCGCAGGATCGGGCGGTGCGGGGGCGTCTGGGTCTCCCTTGCACCACAAGTCGAGAGCAGCGCCGAACCTCATGCCCGCGTTCCTGAGCGCGTCACCGATGGCTTCTTTGACGGCGTTGGGGCCTTTCTTTCCGCCGGCGTCGCCGTATCCGATGCGGGTGACACCGCAGATCGTGAGGCGGATCCACAGGCCGCCTTGTTCGTCCAGGAGGGGTAGGCCGTTGTCCCCGACTGCGAACGGTTCCCATGTCCACAGCGGGTCCACGTCGAGGAACCTCGCGGTGAGGTAGCCGTGGCCAAGAAAGTCGAGAGTGATGCCGCCCTTGGGGAGTTTCCCGATCTGATTCGGCGGGAAAGGTTCCCGGAGCTTCGCAAGTCCTTCCACATCAGGTTCGCTCATCGCGCAGCCTTCCTCAGTCGATACTGTCTGGTGAACTCGCGGGCGCACGCCCGGCAATTGCGGGTCTCCATCCCGCTCTTCGTGATGTAGATCCGGGTGTTCTCTGGCGTCATCTCGTGACCCGATTTGCACCGATCCTTCCGCTGGTCCACGCGCTGGATATTGACCGTGCGCGTAACTGGCTCCAGGTGTTCCGGATTGATGCAGGCGCGGTTCTTGCAAAGATGGTCAATTTCCAAGCCATCCGGAATAGGGCCGACAAGTTCGGTGTAGGCAACCCGATGAGCAGACTTCGCCGGCCCGTAACTGTCGACGCGGATGTTCCCGTATCCCTTCGGGTTCTTCGCCCCGCGCCACTCCCAGCACCCGTTCGGCAGCAGCGCAGTCTTGAACATCAGCCTTTGGGCTACAGACGAGCCGCGAGGCAGGCATGTCGTGGGGACCGGATCGTCTGGGCCAAGATGCGGGATGAGGCTCATTCGGTTACCTCCGCAGCAGCAGCGGCAGCGAGAAGGGCAGCGGCGATGAACCGAGCCTCAATTATGTTCACCGGCTCGAACGGCTCACCGTTATATGCGATCTGAACCTCGTTCGGGTATCCCCACTGCGAGATGCCGAACAAGCTGCCGGGGTACCACCAGGCCAATCGGTCAGCTGGGGGAAACTCGTCGTCCTCATCCTCGTAGCGGGTGGAGTTGGGTTCGGGGAGTTCGATGAGTGCGATCCCGTTCGCTTTCAACGCTTCCAGGAACTCTTCAACGCAGCACCGGGTGTCCTCGTGGGGGCTGTCGAAGAAGTGGTCTCGAAACATCTGCCCGAGAGTCGCTTCGACACGAGACTGATCACTCATGCTGTCCACCTGTCTGCGATCCTGTCCAAGGACCCGATCACCGCATCCACACGGGACAGGGCCTTGTTCACCACTTCCAGGTTCAACTCCAGCGCTTCGCGGTCCAGGAACTGCAACGGCGCCCCCTCAGACAACAACTCATGCAAAGCGCACCGCGTGTCATCAAGAGCAGCCGCGGCGGCTTTCGCGTCGTCCCTCGCGGTAATCACCCGTGTATCAACAACCATCAGTTTTCGTCCTTGTCTCGATATTCGGAGCAGTGGCAGCGTTCATGTCCGGCGGGGTCGTGGTAGTTGGTGGCGTCACAACCCGTGTCCCACCGTCCCCGGAACTTGTCCCACGCGTAGCGGTGACGGGACCGGTTATGGCCACACACGCACATCACGAAGCCTCCAACCAGCGGAACTTCTTGACCAGAGCTGTGAACTCAGCAGCCTGCTTCTTCGACCACCCGTAACCAGGGAAATACTTTTCGACCGTCGTCCGGCTCACCCCCAACGTGCGGGCAACCTCGTTATAGGGTGCGCCGTCATCAAGCAAATATTGGGCGAAATCCTTCTGCTCCTGGCTCAACGGCACAAACTGATCCGGCGACGCCAGGCGGGCATCACCAGCCGCCCGAACCCGAACCACCGTCCGAGCCGAACAACCCACAACTTCCCCAATGTCCTTGGCGGAACACCCCTCACGAGTCATCAACAGAATCGTCTGCACCTGCTCTGGGGTGAGCCTGTTCCCGTTGCTCATGCCACCTGATCCTCACCATCGATCGCTTTGAGCAGAGGACGCCGTTCCCGCTCCGACAACCCACCGAACACCCCGTAGTTCTCGCGGTTCGCCAACGCGAACTCCAAGCATTCGACCCGAACCTCGCACCGGCTGCAGATCCGTTTAGCTGGCTTCGCGCTTCCACCCTTCTCGGGGAAAAATATTTCGGGGTCCACTTCGGCGCACCGTGCCAGGTCCACGCCACGCATGCTTGTCCTCCACCGCTGCGGCGAGCATGAACGACAGATCGAGCAGGGTCATGCAACGGACTCCAGTTCTGTGATCCACGCGAACGGGTCCTCAACATCTGGCACACCGGCAAGGGCAGCCATCAACAGTTGAGTGCGTTCGGTTTCCGGGAGGCTTGTCAGATAGGCCCACACGGGCAGGGAGTCACCGCTACGGATACGCCGAGACAACCAGATGACTGTTGCAGCGATACGGGATTCCCAATCCGTCTCCGACAGTGGGCATTCCTGAAACAGCCTGTCTGGGTGGGCTTCCATGTTGCCATCGGTCGTGACCCACGCGTCCTCCCCGCACACCGGGCAGGATTGCAACTTTGCTGCAGGCAGTTCAGCCCTGTCCCGTTCGATGGTGCGGACCGTGCAGTGCGCCCTGCGCGCCAACTCCACTTCGGGGAGTTTCGGGCGCCGCCGCACCAGCATTCGGCGCTCTTCGGTGTTAAGCCGCATGGGAGTTCCGTTCACGGCGCACTCCACGGCGAACCAGTCGATGCTCACGCGCCCCACCTCTGCGCCCGGCGGCACTCATTCGAGCAGATCTTCGCATACGTCCCCATAAACTCGCCGCCGCACTGCGTGCAGATCTTCAGGGACGGTTGTGACCGCAACGCATTCGAGGCGCGCTTCTTGCATTTCTTCGAGCAAAACCTTGCCCTGCGGGTGACCGGCTCGAACACCTCACCGCACTGCAAGCATTCCTTCTCGGTGAACCGTGCCGGTTTCACCGGGGCCAGCTCGCCACGCTTGATGCGGGCACGTTCCTTCTCTGAGAAGCCGCCCCACACGCCGGCCTCGTTGTGTTGCAACGCGAATTTGAGGCATGGCGCTTGGACGGGGCAGGTCCAGCAGATGCGGCGTGCGGGGTCGGCGGTGTAGTGGCCGGATTCGTTGAGGAACCAAATGTCGCCGTCTTTGTGGGTGCAGATCGCGCGGGAACGCCAGTCGCTGGTGTGGACTTCTGCCAGTTGGATGAACGGTGAGTTCGCCATCACGCCCACCCAGTTCCGCTCAGGTGTTCAGGGCAGAATGCCGCCGTGGCAGCACCCACCACATACCCCGAGTCGTACATGGACAGGTCCGTGTTCTCGTACACCACGATTGACGCCTCGTACATGGACAGGCCGGTGTCGAGGATGGTGCAGACAGCTTTGCCTGCTTTGATGGCGTCGTTTTTGCTGGTGTAGGGGATGCCTTCGGAGTCGAGTGCCATCACGAAGGCGTCGCTGTTGATGTCGGCGTGGGCTTCTGGTGCGGCCAAACCTGGGCCGATGATGCCTGCGGCGATCAGCAGCGGCATCGTCCACCAATACCGCCAGTCCTTCTCACTGCGCCTCATGCTGCGTCTCCCTCGGTGAGGTAGTAACGCAGCAGCCCAACAAAAGCGTAGCCGTTCATCTGCTCCCAGATCGACGGCTCCGTTTCCCAGTGCCACGGCGGTATGAACGGCCAGCCACCGACACGGTCCAGTTCACTCATGACCGCCGCTGCCAGGTCCTCGAACTCTTGGAGATGGCTCAAGTCAGCCATTGGTGGGTTGGTGGTGACGGGCAGGTCGGCCCAGTTTGTTTGGTGGTTGTCCCACCATGAGGGTTTAGAATCTCGATCTAGCATCGGAAGTGCCTTTCATTGGTTGTGTGTTTCCGGTGTTAGGGCCGTCGCCTCCTGGCGTGGGGGTGACGGCCCGCTGCGTCAGCCGTAGATGCGCGCCAGAGCGGAATCAACATCCGCAGCGTCGATCTCGGTTTCAGGGTCGAGGTCGGCGAGTTCGCGCCACCGTGCGATCGACTTCCGTGTGAACTCGATGAGTGCGGCGCTCCATGCGGCGCTCCATGCGGCGCTCCATGCGGCGCTCCGTGCGGCGCTCTCTGCGGCGCACCGTGCGGCGCTCTCTGCGGCGCACCGTGCGGCGCTCTCTGCGGCGCTCTCTGCGGCGCTCTCTGCGGCGCTCTCTGCGGCGCTCTCTGCGGCGCACCGTGCGGCGCTCTCTGCGGCGCACCGTGCGGCGCTCTCTGCAGCGTTCCGTGCGGCGCTCCATGCGGCGCACCGTGCGGCGCTCTCTGCGGCCCACGCAAACAGAACCTCACCCACTGCCGACCGACGATGCAGCTCAGCAATCTCGCGGATCACCACCGCGCCAACCTCATCAGCGAACCGCACAACCCCCCACTCTGGGGAATCCAGCATGTCAGCAATCCACAATGCGTGGATTGCATCTGAAACACCTGCGGTGCCGACAGTCTGCCAACCCAAATCCAAAACCAGCACACTGTTCTCGGGTGACAGGAACCCATCCGGGCCAGCGAAGTGGTCGTTGCACATCTGCACCAGGGAGGCCAGTGGGCGTGCTGAGCATTCCGGGTAGTCGGTGATTTTGGTGTCACCGTTGATGTACGAAATCACGTTCATCGCACAACCTTTCCCTGAACCAGGCTGGTGCGAGCCTCGGGCGAGTCGAAGCGGGTGGGTGATGCGGTCAAGGTCAATGGACATCGGGGGTTCCTTTCAGAAGGGTGTTGCGTCTATCTCGGGGTGATGCTGTAGTTGTCTCGCAACGCGCCAGCGACCAAGTCCCAGTCAGCTCCTGTGTGATGCCAGACGGCGTGGATGAGGTCGCGTAGCTCAGTCGTGCTCACCTCACGCTGCCGACGCATCGCGGCGAGTTCCTCCGCGGTGGCGGTGTCCAGGAACTCCCCCAACTCCATGAAGTCGTCACCAGCAATCAACTCGGATTCCTCGGCTTCGTCACAGATGTCCTCTGCGAGGAGTTCGCATTCCGTGGTGGGGCAGGTGCATTTGGAAGGTCCCGGCGCGGGATGCGGGGGAACCATGCCCGCGCCGGGACCAATGTCACCCACGGGAGTGGATGACGGGTCTGCCGAAACCCGATGCCCGACAGACGACTTGAACAGCAGATCCAGGCAGTCACACTTGCTGCACGGATCTATGAATCCGCCAGCCCGGTAATGGTCCTCACGCAGGTGACCGCAGACACACGGCGCGGGTTCGTGGACTTCTTCCTCAGCCTCCACAGCCACAAGAACATCCCCGTAATCCATGCTGATATCCCGGCCCAACGCATTGTTCATGTCCTGACGCTCCAACCGGGCCAGCCACGGATCCACCACAGCACCCACCAAGGCGATCCCGTCATGAATCACGTTGTTAAACCTGGCATTCAAACGCTCAACAAGATTCACGCTGTCTCCCCTAGTTCCTGTAGCCGGCACCGCAGACGGGCGTTCTCTTCACGCAACGCCTCCAACTCCGCAGCCTCACGCATCTGCTTTGCGTCGAACTCCGCCAACGCTTTCCACAACCCAGACGGGCGAACCTCACCCGACAACTGGCACACACTCCGATGCTTAGGAGCAGACGTACTCACGACGCCTCCGCGGTATGGGATAAGCCAGAACGGAGTGCTACCGACTTGCGCCTACTTGAGTACTCTCGGGATCTCCGACGGATGCATGCGCGACAATCCCGATTCCCTCTCGGACCTGTGTAGGTGTTGTCAGCGGTGTACTCATGGCCACGAGGGCAATGCGTCTTGACTGAATTGGGGCGAGGCCCAACGAACGCTGCCAGAACAAGGCAGTGAACCGTGAAGTCCTTGCGCAATCCGTTCTTACGTAGGCAGACGCACGGATACCCGTAGCGGTTGAGCTTTCTTGCGAACACGCGTCCGGTGACTCGTCGCAGTCCGCCCCTACCATTACTCACCGGTCGCGTGAGAGATCTAACGCGGCCTAGGTCGGATACCTCGTAGTGTCCTTCGTACCCCGGTACTGGAAGCCAAATTTCCTTGACCATCAACTCGCCAATCTCCGCCGCGACCGCGCCGACAACCCATCAGCCAACGACACCGGTTCCACCGGCTCCTGCTGGGCAACAGACGAACCCGAAAGCCACTGCTCAATATGGGCGTCGGTCATCACCCACACACTCCGCGACAGCTGCTTCCCCGGAATCTCGCCCTTCTTGAGTCGGCGCTTCATCCACCGAACCCGGTCCTTCATGTGAGGCAGGTACTTGTCTGCTACCTGCTCTATGGGGTACACCTCGATCATTTCGGCTCACCCTCTTTCGGTTTCGACACAAAAAGTGGTTTCTTCGGCTTCGGAAAGTGCTGCACCTTCGGGCGAGGATTCGAATGAAACGTCATCGCGTTTCCCTCATCGCGTTGCGGATGATGGTCAGCTGGTCGATCAGATCCGTGAGTTCGTCGGCGTCCAGGAGAACGTCACCCTCGTGGTATCCGTCACCGACGTACAAGTAGGCCAATTCGGATCCGTTGTTTTCCCCGAGTCCAACGGTCACACCACCATGGCCTCTCTTGAGGATCTGGCTGGGCTCTGCATAGAAAGAGAAGCTCATGATTCGGGCCAGAACGTTCCGGTCATTTCGGCTCCGGGAAAGCTTCGGGGCTTGCGCCGCCCGGGCGGAACCGGAGTTGACCGATCTCGTCGCCAGACCGGAAGGCATTCCACGCCTTCACTGTCAGCGCTGCGATGTAGGTCACGTTCCGCTGCCCTTTGACGTTTTCCTCTAGCGCTTTCAGTGACTTGCGCAACATGAAGATCGGTTGCGGCAGTGCTCCGTTGAAGTCGGCAGTGAGCTTCTCGAAAAAGAAGTCACAGTCCTCTGCGTCGATTTGAACGAACGCGAAGTACAGCGCCCCGAGTGCCGTCATGGGGATGCGGGCGTGTTCAGAGACCCGACTGAGTAGCGGGATGGCTTCTCGTATCCACGGGTGCTTGTCGAGCGTCGCCAAGAGCTGGCTGTTGGTGACTGAAGCTGTACCTTGGCCGAGTCGGCGGCTGCCGGATTCCCAGAGGTGGATGGACCGGACTGCGGATGCCAGTCCGACGTAGTGTTTTTCGCCTCGGAGCTTGAGCACGTCGCTGAAGCTGCGGTGCGCTCCGGTGTCCATGGTGTGCTGGGTGGTGTTGTCGAGATTGCGGATCACCAGCATCTTCACTGTGACACCAGATTGGATGATGGCGAGTAGTCGGTGCTGTCCGTCAAGGAGGGTGCCGTCTTTGGCGAATCGGATTGCGTCGCCGTTGAACTGCCAGTCTCCGTTTGTCATGTCAGCGGCGTAGGAGTTGACGCGGCCTTGTCTGACGTTGCGGTTGGACGTGTTCTTCGCTAGGTAGGCTTCGGCCTTTTTTGGGGTGATGCTTTCGATCTGGACGTTCTCTTGTGTGGCCATGATGGGGTAATCTCCTTATTGGTTGTTGATGCGATCTAGCACGGCCTGGCAGCTCGTGATCGCGTCGGTGAGGTGGCCCCGCAGGTGTGGGGCCACTTTTTCTTTCTGCGCGTCGAAGCGGTCGTCGGCCAAGAGGCGTTCGATTCGTTCGACTGATTTGCGCAGTTCCCATCCCGCGTCGCGGGCTTGGTCTGTAATGGGGCGCCGCTTAGGCTTCTGTGACTGCGGCGCTTCGGGTCCCGGTTCCGGCTTGGGTGCGGGTGCGGGCTGGTCCTCGGGGTAGCAGGTTTCGCAGCCGTACCCGCCGCAGTCGCGGCATTCGGGTTGCTCGGGAAAGTCGATCAGCGGCTGATCGTCACCACTCGGTTGTGTGACAACGGGTTTCGGCTGCGGATTCACAAGGTCGCGGGCCTGGGCGATGGTCATATCTGCTGTGATCGCGCCGGACTCGATGCCAGCCTCGATATCCTCAGCAGGCAGCCGTGACAACTCGTAGAGAGCGCGGAGGGATGAGGGCAAATCGTGGCAATTGCCACGATTTCCAAGGGCCTCGTTACCTCCGATACTCATCAATCGACGCGCGGTACTGTCGTCAATCCCGATCTGCTTGAGCATCGGAAGCCATTCGCCGTGACGCACATCAGCTTTGGCCTTGATCAGGTTCCGGCCAGCGGCCACGATCCCCTCGACCGCACGCCCCAAGTCGGCCTTGATAACCTCGGCCCACTCATCGGCGGATCGCACAACCTCGGCATCCACAACTGTCTCGACGCTCACTTTCAGACTTCCCCTCTCGGTTGTCGGTTGAACCCCCGCCCCGACAGGTGGGGGCTTCTTCTATGCGGCCTTCTTCGGCCGAAGCTTGCGGGGGTCGTCGAAAAGGTCGTGGAACTCCAGGTCCCACGCGTCGAGCAGCGCGTTAACGAAATCGGGGCCGGGACGGGCGCGCCCGTTCATGACTCGCCACACCGTGCTCTTGTTGACTTTCATGTCACGGGCGAGTGCCGCGTAGTCGGGTATTCCGCGCTTCTTCATCTCCCGTTTGACCCGCCCCATCTTGATCGCGAACCCGCGAGTCATAGCGGTCTCCAAACTGTGAGTTTTCTGATTGGCAACCGGTTGCTGACCGGCAACACTGAACATACACGCTCGGTTGCCGACACGCAACCCATTTCCGTGCAGCAACTTTGATCGGATTTTGGGGACCGGCTTTGCGCTGGATACGACGGGTGACGTGCCGAACTACACCTGTGGGATTTATACGCAACCCAAGTTGCTTACGCGCAACCAGTAGGGTTGCGGCAACAATGCGGCTACGCTGCTGATATGCCCAACGAAGAGTTGATGAAGTGGATCGACAAACGCATCGCCGAAGCCGAGACGACCGCAGCCGCCGTAGCCGACAAAGCTGGCATCAACAAGGCCACGATCAGCAAGTGGCGCGGGGGCTCACAACCAAGACCAAGCGACCTGCGCATGGTCGCCAACGCACTAGGAGCACCAGTGCTAGAGGCGTTCCTAGCAGCCGGCTACCTCAAACCCGGAGATACCAAAAAGATCGTTCAAGTAGACCGGCCACTCAACAAGCGAACCGACGAAGAACTAGTTAAAGAAGTAACCCGCCGATTGCAGGAGGCACGAAATGTCATGGAAACTACGCAGACGACGCGAACACCGCGCGAAGCGCGTCAAGACCAGGAGGAAGACCTAGACGCCACGACCAGTGACACGACGCAGCCGCGCCAACCTCGGGCCGGCGAAACAGTTGGGGCGGAGATTCGCGACCACATCGCCAGAAGCGTCCGGGCACGTCAACGCCGCAAGGACTAGACGTGCCCGGCGCAACGTCCATGATGTTGGCGGACACTCGTCCATCGCGTTCAGAATCCGCACCAACAGAGTGTCGAGTTCGTCATCAAACATGGGCTGCACCTACCGAAATCACCATCACCGGTCACCCCTCGCAACCGGATGCGTAGACGCTAACGGATCATTGCCAAGATCGACACACGAAGCCCAAACATGGGAATGTCACGATCAGATAACGCCAGTGCGTGAAAGTTAGCCACCAACACAGAAAGACCACTACCAGATGACCACCAATGATCGCCTGTCACCAGGGAAGGTGATGGTCACCGCGCTCGCTGTGCTCGCCGTCGTAGGCATCGTCTCCACCCGCAACAACAACGACGACGATGACGCGCCTCGAACCGCCACACCAACCACCACCACTACACGGCCCAACCCGTACCGCACCATCCCCGGCGACGGCACCCACAACATGGGCGGCGCAGACGGATACGACTGGGGAACCTACACCGCCACCATCCCACCCAGCTCCCCCGGCTGCACGTGGGCGGTCGTCAGCATCGCCGACTACCGCGGCGGCGAAACACTCCGCGAAGGTGAAGCGTCATCCGGCACTGTCCGCGCGAACATCCAACCCGATGGTGTCGCGTCGTGGACCGGCACAATCAACGGGGATCATCGCATCGTGTTCCGCACGAGCGGCTGCGGAGCCTGGACTATGACCGAGTGAGGTCGGATTCCCAACCTATCCCGATAAGTTCCGCAAACACAAAAAGGCGCCCTACCAGGGAACATAATCCCTGGTAGGGCGCATATGGGAATTAAAAGTCCCCCAACAATTCATCCATAAACTCCGCCGCCACCCGCGAACTCGTCCGATCCACATCCGTATACGTATCCACCGTGATCTGAATCGACTCATGCCCCAGCTGGCGGGACACAATCGTCACAGGGGTACCGCCCGTTAGCTGCCACGACGCATACGTGTGCCGCAGATCGTGCGGAGTCGGACGTGGCACCAGACCGGCTTTCTCCACAGCCGGATTCCACACCCTGCGCAGAAACCCCGGATACCGGACCGGGCCACCATCGGTGTTGACGAAAACAAACTCGTGCGACAAGTCCAGCCGCTCCAGCAGCCTGGCCGGAACATCCACCGTGCGGCGGGACCGTTTCGTCTTCGGCGGCCCCAACACATACCCGGCAGACGAGTACTTCCACGCCTGACGCACCCGGATCGTGGACGTCTCCAGATCCACATGCTTGGGCTGCAGCGCCGACACCTCGCCCCACCGCAGACCGGTCGACACCATGAACTGAACCATCAGCTTCCAGTGCGGGGTGACGGCGTCGCGGAGCCGGTCGAACTCGGCGTGGGTGAGCATGCGGATATCGTCGTCGTCCTCAGCGTCCCCGCGGGGCAGACGCCGGCCCGCCGCAGGGTTGGTGGACAGGTACCGGGGGACGGCGGCGTTCAACGCCCCCGACAGGAACCCGTACTTGTTACGAAGAGTCTTCGGGGCGTGCCCGTTGCCGTCGCGGCCGCCGGTGGTTTCCATGACCTTCACCCATCGCGCGATGTCCTCCTCGGACAGTTTGGAGAGGGGGATGTCGCCGAGGTTGGGGGCGATGTCGTTGGCAAGGTACTGCTCGTACTTGTCGATGGTGTACTGCTCGACGCCGGTGAGGTGGTCGATGTGGTGGCGGATCCACTCAGCCACGGTCAGCTCCGACTTGGAGCCTCGGGGTGTGGGGTCGATGCCGTGCATCTCCAGGGCGCGTGCAGCACCGTGGGCGTCCACCGCAGCGGCGAAAGCGTCGGCGGCTTTGCGGTCGTCGAAGGTGAGGGCGCCTTGTGCGCTGCCTCTGCCGCCGAACCGGTAAGAGACCAGGTAGGCGGTGGTTCCGTCTCTGCGGAACCGTTCACGGACTGATGCCATGCCCCGGATTCTAGCCGAGGTGATGTCATTGGTGCTGTCAGATTTTGTTTTGCCTGTTCAGGTGGTGGAGCTAAGGGGATTCGAACCCCTTCGTGTACTGGGGAAATAGGCGTTTAGCTGCGGAAAAACATGCATGTTATTCCTGTAGCGACCTGTTCGGACCTGTAGCGACCTGCACAGACCTGGAAGCGTGCTGTCAGTGACAGCACGCTCAACACGCTCCCCTGAACCCCTCTCCGGTCGTACGATCTGTCAATGGGGGATGAAATGGACCCGACTGAGCTTGCTGTGCCTTCGATTGAGCGGTTGAAGCATCTGGAGCGTCGGCGGACAGTCGATCACGGTTCCCAACGATGGCTGAAAGAAGGATGACATGACTGCAGCTACTGACCGCTACGAAGCTGAACGCGAACCGGATCACTCCACCATCGGTGACTCACTCACGCAGTACTCGATCGCGGGTGAGGCATTCACAGCCGGTGCGCAGTATGCGTTGGATCGCATCGTGGCGACCATCGACCGGGTTCTCATGGACCCGAACACATCCGAGTATCTGACCGACCGTGCCGCGGATATCCTCCGGGGTATTCACGCGGGAGAGCTGTCCTGATGTGTGGTGGTTGTGAGGTTAATTCGGATGACACCGTTTACGGCATGTGCACCGCTTGCGGCTCCATCGAGGTCGCGTTGACGCAGCCCACTGGCAGTCGGAACCTGAGCCACATAGGCGAATCAACCACCTACCCGACCGGCCACGGATGCGAGATGTGCAACTGATGAACACCGATGATCGTTGCGGCCGGTGCGGTCAACCGTTCAAAGACGGGGAGACAGTTATCGACACCCTTCCCCCAGTGCACCACACATGCCAAAACCTGGATGCCTCCGCACGATACAGAGCTGCCCGAAACCCCAAGCACTCCGCCCTCGGCGAATACCTCTATCAATTTTATGTCGCGGGAGAAGCATTCACTGCCGGTGCCCAGTACGCCCTTGACCGCATCGTGGCCACTGCCGACAAAATGCGCATGGATCACCCGCACACATCCGAATATGTGACTCACCGTGCCGCAGACATCCTCAGCGGACTCAGTTTCGAAGAGTTTGAGGCGGACTGATGAGGACTATGGGGATGTATGGGCTCGTATGGGAGATTTCCGATAAGTGGTCTCCTGAAGCCTGATGCTTCAGGAGGCGTTGGATTAAGCCCAGACGTGAACCAGCAGCGCGACGATCATCCCCGCGACGACCGCCAGCCACACCGACCGCCACAACTCCAACTGCGGATCACTCATCATCCGACTCGTCCCAGTAGCGGCCCACCAGGCCCTCAGTCAGATAGTCGGGCTGACCTACTGGGGTGATGATCGTCGTCGCACCCAGGTCCATCCGGTCGCCGGTGATCCGCTCCAAGCCGGCGACCACAACGTAGTGCGCGACCTGCCAGCCTTCGCCCTGCGCATCCAAACTCTCTTGGATCGCAGCCCGGACAGGATCGGCCGGCCTCACAGTCGCATCCATTCTTTGAGCGCGTCCCACAGGAACCCTACCGTCACACCATGATCTAGGAACGTGCACACTCGAACGTTCACATCACACCCCTCTCACAGCGCTCATGCGTTCCGGCTCGATGGACAGTCGTGAATGCGCCCCGCAGTTGGTGCAGCGGCGCATCGTGTACGTCAACACATTCGCCACGTACCGCCGCGGGATCACCACCGTTTCACCACCGCACCGGTTACACACCATCAGCTTGTCCTCGCCATCAACGAACAGTGCGGGATGGTTTTTGATGTGCGGCCGCAGGAAGTCGTACAACCCCTGCGTGGCTACCACATCGCCAGCGCAGTACGACACCAAGCGTTCCCGATCCGCGGCGCTCTTCCCTGTCACGGCGCGTTCCATCGCGCCCCGGTCGTAGCGGTCAGTTTTGGCGGGCAGGCCAACGATCTGACAGAACGCGTCCAAACCTTTGAACGGTGCCCCGGATTTGAACTCGCGGCGCAGCACCTTCAACGTGTCAACGGTTTTGAACGGAGGCAGCGGAGGTAACCCGGCCTCCAAATGCAGATCGCCCTTCAGCCACGGCACGTCAGCTTCGTCGATGTAGTGGCCGACGACGATATCCGCTTGGGATAGCAGGTTGTGGACGCGCCGCAGGAACCGTTTGCGTCCACCTTTGTCCCATTCGGCGAGCTGGATAACCTCGGGCTGGTCATACCACTTGGCGCACACAATCGTGGTGCGCGGCATGCGGGTCACCGTCTCATACTGCACGTACCGGTTCTTCAGGTCTCCCCTGCCCCACCAGTATTGTTCGGTGATTCCGGGGAGCCGTTCAACGTCGAGGATCAGGATTTTGTTGCGCACACCTTCGGCGATGCGCACCTGGCGCAGGTCGCTAGTCAGCGACATGATGGTTCCTCGCGTGGTGCCGCCACGCTGTTGGATTCATGTCTGGCATGCCGTGTTTGACGAGGACCCGCAGTATGTCGGTGAACCTGACGTCGCCGCGTTTCGCGGACTCCAACGAGGATTTGATCTCTGCACGTTCCTGTTTCGACCGGGCACCAACCCAATCACATGCGGGGCAGGTGCGGGGCTCCAAACCTGCAAGATCGGCCAATAGTGACATTCGGTGTTCCCTTTCCCGGTGTTTCATCGGTCGCGTCGCTTGTCGCCCTCAATACGTTCCAGCCGCTCAGTCCGCAGTTCCTCCCTCAGTCCACTGATGTCCCGCTGGACTTGTTTGAACCCGTCCCGCACCAAATCGCGTATCTCATCGAGGTCGTCACGCATGTTGGTGTCATGGGTGTTCACTGTTTGTTCGTGAATCTCATCGGTTTTCGCGTCGATCTTTCGGGCACGTTCCCGGCCCTTACGTTGCCCTCGAACAGTGAGGACACCAACAATTCCCGTTCCGATCGCTGCGATCGTGGAAGGCAAACCGATGATGAGCAGTCCTATCAGGTCGATACCATCTTCTGGCTGGTACGCGGCGTCCATCGCTTCGCGCACCGATTCCCACATCATGCGGCAGTGACCGCTCTAGTCGCAGAAGCCGTTCCGGGATTGCCGCGGCGTTCCGCGCCGATAGACATCAGCAGTGACACCACCGCGGCGCCGCCGGACACTGACAGCACTGACACCCAATCGGTGGCGAGTAGGTCAACCGCGCCCGCGCCGAGTGTGGCGATCGCGGTCTGGGCGAACGTGCGGGCCGCGCGTTCAACCGCGTCGATCCAAAACGAACGTGTCAACATCAAGGTGGTCCCCCTTTTATGTGCGTAGGTAGTCGATGGCAGGCTGGACGTTGTAGTCCACGTGCGGGCCGGTGCGTTTCGCGAAGAACATGCCAGCGTCCAACAACGCTTTGGTGATCGCGATCGCCTCCGGTAGCGGTGCCTGCACAAGTTCGACCACTTGGGCGAGTAGCGAATCGGGTCCGGTGAACAGGTCCAGGTCGCGCACGATCTGCCATATGGCGTTGCGGACCTCCTGTGTGTCGCCGGGGTCGGTGCAGGCATATAGGTCGCCTTGGTGTGCGTAGTCGCGCCACCACGGCGGGGTGTCACACATGCCGTTCGATGAGACGCCCTGGGTGTTGGATGGGGCCATTGGGGAGCCGCCGTGATCGGCCCACACGTGACCGAGTTCGCGGTTCGGGTTGCCCCACGTCACGGCTTTCTCGATGTGCGGTTTCATCCAATGCAGGGAGCCGGTTTCGGGTGCGATGTGGTTCATCCACAGTTCGGAAACCACTACCGCGCCTTGGGAGTAGCCAGCCAGGGCAGCGCCGTGGGTTTCGATGCGTTCGCGCCACCGGTTAGCTTGGTTGTGAGCTTCGGTGATAGCGGCGGCAATGGATTTGCCCATCGGGAATGGTGCTGCTGGGTAGCCGATGGGTTGCCACAGGTATTTGTCTTCGACGGCGCGGGCGGTGTCGGCGTCGGGTCCGATCCACCAGGGAACGCCGGTGCCGCACACGGTGATCAGCACGGGCCGGGTGTCCACGACGGGGCGCGGTAGGTAGCCCATGACGTACTTGGTTTCGGCGTTGATGATTCCGGGGATGTACAGGCCGGACGCGAGCTGGCCTGCCGTGTTGTATCGGGCCTGCATCTCGGCGACCGCGGCGGTCATCTGCTCGTCGTAGAGCGGGGTGTCAGCCAAATCGCCCGCGTAGGAGGCGAACTTCTTTCGCATGAACGTCTTGATCCGGCGGATCTCCTCGGACGAATCACCCGGCCCAAGACCAACATATTGGCCGTCGATGCGCATCAGGACTTGCCCTTGACGTCGTAGCAGCCTTCGACGCCGAGCTTCGCGCCGATCGCGCCCAGCGCGTCCACCACCGTCCGGCTGCCGAGCTGCGGCCAGCCGTCCAGCGCCGGCCCGCGCAGCTGGCGTAGAACCTCGATGAGGAGTTCACGGTCGGTCCAGTCGTCGGGGAAGTGCTTCACCTTCGGCGGTTCCGGCGCTGGGGTGTCGCCACCGTTGTTGGCCCAGTGGTTGACGCGTTCAGTGAAGTAGTCCCACGGGAACCAGTCACCAACATCGGTGTGGGTGCCCCACTTGAACACGTCAGTCACCCACCGGTGATCCGAGATGCCCGGGCGGCCATTCACGTACGGCGGGGGCACAACAAGTGGCTCAAATCCGTACTTCTTCGCGTCCTGCACCGCCAGATATGCGGCGACGTCGATCGCGTTGGACTGCTTCATCCACTGATCCCGCGTCCATGATGCGCGGGACCCAGCAAAGCACAGGTTGATGCTGATGCTGTTCGCGTTTCCGACCGACCAGGCTGCACGGTCGGTGTCGACGCAATCCACCACGGTCACACCACCATCGGACGCTTGCGAGATGGTGTAGTGGTAGGAGACGCCGTTGGCGTTCTGGAACCATTTGGCGAGGTTCTCCGCGGCAGCGTCCCCACCACCACCTTCCTGGGTGTGGATCAGGAACATGGTGGGCTTGCCGCTGCGGGAACTGTTGTTGGCCGACCAGATCGGAAACTCGTTATAGGCGGGCCGGTTTTCGGTCACAGGTTCCTCCGGTGTGGTTTCGTTGAGGGCACGTCGCAGCACCGACCAGGCTTCGTCCCATTTGTCGGCGTAGCGGTCAGGGAATGCGGATTGCTGGACTCGTTGCGCGAACTCGCCGGCCAACCTGGGGTTGTTGGCGGCGCGCCTGTAATCGTCGGAGAGTCGTTCGAGGAACGTGTTGGCTGCTTGCGGCAGGGTCATCATGTTTTCGGGTGTGCCCCACCACGGTTCACCGTTCGGGCCGGGTTGCTGCTGGAAGTAGCCCGACGATCGGTTGTCGTCACTGCGGGAGTCGTGCGGGTAGTTCTTCGTGGCGGGCACGCGGTCGTTGGCGGGGCACCACCACTTGCGGTCATCGCCGGTGCCGGTGCCGACCTCGGTGGAGATGGTCATCAGGGCAATGACGGTGGCGAGTTCATCGAGGCCACGGGCTAGGGAGACGGCGTGGACTTCGCGGGCGACCTGTTCGCGGGTGCGTAGCGGCTTGTCGGCGAACCAGGTGAAGCTCATCGTTTGCTCCCGAGGATTCCGCCGAGAACGGGGATGGAGCGTAGCGCGCCGTCGATGATTCCGATGACCTGTTCTGGAAGGTTGGACAGGTCGGGGAGTTTCGCGACGATCTGATCATCCAAATCGGACAGATCGGGCAGGTTCTCGGTGATCCTGTCGGCGATGCGGTCAGCGATCCTGTCGGCGAGCGGTCCGAGCAGTTTGAGCAGGATGATTCCGAGACGGTCCATGTCGGGGGGGTCCTTTCAATGCAGAAACCCCGCACACCGTGTTGGTGGCGGGGTTTCTGTGGGGGGTTGTTCAGATGTAGAAGAGGGTGTCGCGTTCGATGAAGAAGTCGATCGCTGGATGTCCTGTGGCGAACATCCACGACAGCAGCGCGGTGAGTGCGACACCTCCGAGGAGTCCGGTTCCGATCGCCCCCGCTACTCGTTTGGTCATGACAGTCTCCTGACTGTGACGCGGGAGGTGTCGATGAGGTGTTTGCGGCCTTGGTCGTCAGCTACGGTGTAGACGGTTCCTGCGGTGAAGAGGATGGTGGCGTTCCAGCCGGCGGGGCCGTGGCTGGCGATGTGGATCTTGTTCATGGCCGGTCACCAGGGATCCGTGGTGGTTTTGGCGTAGCGTCCACCGCCGCAGTGACGCTTGCACTTGTACAGCTTGTGTGGCTTGCCGTCTTTCATGACGGTCTTCGGGGTGCCGTCCGCGTTCTTCACCATCTGCCAGTCAGCCCCCGCTCCGCCGGGGCCGGTGGCGCAGGCGTGTTTGTAGATCATGCCGTGGCCGGTGCCGTGGTTGTCGCAGTGTTTGGGTGCGGCGTCTGCTACGGCGGGTGTGAGGAGTGCGAGGGTGAGGGCGGCTGTGATGGTTGCGATGGCGTTGCGTAGCATGGGTTGGCCTCCTGTTGGGGGTGGGCCGCTCGGCGGGGTTCGGTTTCTCAGGCCTTTCGCCCCGCCGGGCGGTGTCTCAAGTTGATGTACCCAGTATGTCTAGGGGGGATAGACATTGTCAAGGGGGGATGTACACTTAGTTTGTGGACACCATCGAACAGATCCTCGAACTCCGGGATAAACGCCGCCCACCAGTAGCGGACGAACTCCAAGAGATCGACGACGAGATCGCGCGACTTGTCCGCAAGGCACTCGCCGACGAGGGCTACAGCGCCATCGAGCTATCGAAACGGCTCGGCATCACCCGGGGTCGCGTCTATCAACTCCGCGACCGAGCCGAACAACTAGACCACTAAGGGGCGTTCACTCCCAAGTGATTTTGTTGTAGCCGTATGTGGCTGTGTTGGCGCCCGCAGTCGAGCTAGTGCCGGGTTCCTGCCCGCTGCCGCCTTGACCGCCTCGGCCATAGGTCACACCGCCGATAGGCAATCCGGCACCCGTCGAGGTAGCGGAGATCACTCCCGAAGCACCACGCCCGCCGCCGCCGCCGCCGCCGGGGCCTGAGCCGTTGATGTGGCTGCCGCCATTGGTCGGGCTGCCGCCGCCGTTGCCGCCGTTGCCGCCGTTGCTGGACTCGGCTCCGGTCACTCCGGTTACCGATGGTGTGCCGCCAGAACCGCCAGCGCCCGAGGTGGAGGTCGTTGTGCCTGCCGCGCCACCGGCACCACCACCCGCAGACAGGACAACGCCACCAGAACTAAACGTTGACGCGGTTCCCGCAGTGCCAGGATTGCCGTTGTGTGTGCCACTGCCCGTGGCTGCGCTCGCGCCAGGATTGCCTCGATCACCCTGGGTCACGGTGTAGGTGCTGCCCATGAGTGCGCGTGGAACCCAGACCTTTATCCGAGCGCCGCCGCCGCCACCACCACCGCCGTACCGGGTGCCGTTCGTGGTGCTGGACCGCGCGCCTGAGCCTTGTCCACCGCCGCCGCCAATCAGTTCTACCCATGCGCCCGAGGCCCCCTCAGGTACCGGCTCATTAGTGAGGTTGACGTTCTCCAGCGTGAACGGCTCAAACGTGGGCCACAGCTTGTCGTAGCTCGACCCGTTCCAGGCGTACAGCTCTGGGTCGACGAACGCCGAACCGTTCCACACCTTATAGCCGGACGGGTCGACGAACGCCGAACCGTTCCATACCTTCATGGCGTCACCACGTACAGCACACCAGCAGTACCGCTACCGGGCAGTGTGCTACCCATCCATAAACCGGTTGCGCTACCGGACTTTTGAACCGAGTTGTCAGCGAGACCTAGCGACGTCTGCGTGCCCGAATCGAGCTTCGTTTTCGCAATCGCCGCCGACGCGCTGATATCGGCGTTGACGATGGTGCCGTCGGCGATCTTCGCCGAGGTCACCTGGCCATCGCCGATCTTGGCGGTAGTCACCGCGCCATCCTGGATCTTCGCCGTCGACACAGTGTTGTCAGTCGGGGTGCGGGTGTTCGACAGCCGCGAGTCGTTGCCGATGCACACCGTGGACCCCGATGAGCCCGTGGGGATACGGTCGATACTGAGGGTTCCAGAAGTGATGTCGCCGGCCGAATGGTTGTGGGCTGAATCAGCCTTGCCGGCGACCTCAATCTCTAGGGCGTTAACGGCGTCGGCGACATCGTTCTGATCTTCAGCCGAATACTGATCACCGTTGCCCCAATCATCCTTCAAAGCCATTTAGTCGCTCCTTATCAGGAAACAGTGACGGAGCCGATACCAGCCGCGTTCCAGGCGATGGTCAGGGTGCCGCCATTGGGCGCATACGAGTCGTCACCGAAGTCCACGTAACCGATCAGCGGGCGCGCGGAGTCTGAACCTGGCGTCGCGTCGTAGATCACCGCGTACCGCGGGGCGTTGGAACCGATCAGCGTCGCACCCGTCCACGACACATCCGCACCGTCGAACGACAACACGTTGGTCGAAGCGTTGTAGGACACCGAGATGCCCGAAATCGTCGCCCCGCCAGCGGTGTAACCCGTGCCGCTCACCTCATTGGTGACGCTGGACTTGTACTGATGGGTGTCCTGGTTCGGGGTGTAGGCACTGGTGCAGAGCATGACCTTGATCGTGTCGCTGTCGAGGTCAATCTCTTTGTTGAACGCGCTCTTGAAAAACAGTGAGTAATACTTAGCCGTTACAGCCATGTTGTTTCCTTCCCAATTACTTACCTGAAACCGCGATGCCGTGCTCGCTGATCACGTGCTCGTTCACCGCGTCAATGAGGTCTGGTGCCCGCAGGCCGCGGCCAGCGTCGTCTTGCACCAGCTCAATCTCGATGTCCACCCAGCACTTTGGGCATGGAACAAGCAGATTCACTTCGTCCTCCGTTTTACTGATAGGCACGGAACCAGGCGCGTCCCACAGCGCCCGCGCCGCCTGACGAACCGGAGAAGAGCCCGCCGTTGCCACCCGCGCCACCGCCGCCAGGAGCAGAACCCGCACCACCATTGCCGGTGCCGCCGTTGCCGCCCGTATAGGTGACGCCGTTGTAGGTAACTGACCCGGCTGACTGGCCGTTCTGGCCTGAAACTTGGCCATTACCACCAGCACCCGTGTAGGTGCCGAGGCCAGAAATGATCGCCGTGGTTCCGCCACCAGCTCCGCCATTGCTCCCACCGGCTGTGCCGACAGTCCCGCTGATCTGCATCAGGCTCCACGGGATGTCGACGCCGCGTTGCAGCTTGAGTGTGGTGAACTTCCCGGCCTGGCCACCGGAGCCAGATTGGAAGGCTGCACGACCATTCTCGCCGCCCTCGCCACCGCCCAGGAGAATGATGTCGATGTAGATCGCGTGCGCCGGAATGCTGTAGGTGTACGCGCCGGCCGTGGTGAACTGTTGCGTCACCGGGGACATTGCTGGCGGGCCATGCTGCGGCAGCGGCATCGACGCCGATGCCCCCATCACCGGAGGAACCGGGCGCGACCCCGATGCAATGGCCGGCACCTGCATCTCCGCCGAAGCCCCCATAACCGGCACCGACACCGTTCCGCCCGAGCCGATGGTCGGCACGAGCAGATCGGCATCCGCGGATGCAGGGTCCGCATAGGCGGTGTCGGTCCACATGTAGATGCGGGGCGGGATGATGCCCGCGGTCACACCCAAGTGGAACGGGAACGTGTAGGGGAAGCCAGCAGTCTCGGCGTCCGCCTCCATGACTGGTGGCACCACCACCAACGACTTCTCCACACCCGGCACCAGAAGCCCGGCGTCGGCCCCCATCGCTGGTGCCTGCACCGTAGCACCGAACGTGATCGACGGCTCATGCAGCTCCGCCGTGGCCTCCATCTCGGGAGCCTCGACGGCCGGAGCGTCCGAGGCTTCGACGTACGGCTCCAAGAGCTCGGCGTCGGCTTCCATGATCGGAGCGGTCAATGACGCTCCGGAGGAAACATCCGGCGTTGGGATGGTGCCTGTAGCGCCGAGGATGAGAGGCGTGACAACATTGCCGGAGGCGATCGTCGGCTCCCACAAGTCCATCCCCGTAGCCGTCATCGCCGGAGGCGAGATGCCCGCGCCCGCGGCAACCGTCGGCGCGGCGGCTTCCGCCTCGGCTTCCATGTGCGCGGCTTCGACCACGGTGCTCACACCGGGGGCGGGAGTTGGAATCTCCACACTTACCTGGAATGGGGGCACCGACGCAACCACCGACGAGGTTAGCGTCGGAGCCAGAAGCTCGGCCGATGCCTCCAGAGCGTCCGGGGATACACCGGTGGTCGCCGTGATCTCGGGAGGCCAGACACCTTCCTGCCCGAACACGATCGGCAGCTCGTACGGGAACCCGTTGACTGGGATGCGAGCCTTCATGACCGGCGCTTCGACAATCACACCGCCCTCGGGGGTCGGGGCGTGCATCTCGGCTTCCGACTCCATCGCTGGAGGATCGACGGTGATGTCCTCGCCCATGATGACCGTCGGGGCGTGCAACTCCGATGTCGCCTCGGCGATCGCCGCTTCGACCAGGGTCACAAATTCTGCCGGGAGCAGGGTTGCGTGCCCGTTCATCGCCGGTCGCGCCTTGAAGGTGGTCGGGAAGGTGAACGGGAACTGCACCAGCGGGACGGCCGGAACGCGGACTACCGCACCGGATGTGGCGGTGGGATCAGGGAGGACCGCCACCGCCGTCATTGGCGGGCAGGAGACCTTCTTGACCCCCACCCAGCCGGTGTCGTGCTCGCGAGTTATCTCTTCCTCGGCGTCAAACCACCCTTTGATCGGTTGGCGCGTATACGCGGGCGGATTTGGCGTCCAAGGCAATTTATACCTCGTCTGCCGAGAGCTTCAGCAACCGCCCATAAGTGAGAACGAGGTAGTCGCCGAGGAATGCGGTCACCGTATTGCCGTCGCCGGGACCGCGATCGTTGTTCATCTCGAGCCGCCACGTGGCTTCGTCTTCGCCGACGTTCCAGACGTCGATCTGACCGCGCCACTGCAAGGCATCTTTGCCGGCAAGTTCACGAAGAACCTCCAGCATCTTCTCGGGGCTATCCAGATGGACTGGCCCAGCACCAAACACTGCCAATTTACAAGACCTCCGATGCTGTAAGGACCGTCAAGGCTGCTGGGATGTTCTGGAACAGCACGAGGCGATTACCCGTCTCCATCCCAACGCCGACGTGCAAATTCGATGAACCGTAAACGGATGTCGTTTCGGTGAAGTCGAGGATCGTCTGGCCATTGCGCCTCAGCACGTGGTGACGGTTGTTGCCACCGCCAGCGTCGCCGACCTGCCACTCGAAAAAGTCACCCGCCTTGGGGTACCCGGACCACGCTGAGCCGACGTTGCTCACACTGCCGCCCACTACCGCCTGAATACGAACCGAGTCGTAACCCGATCGGACGCGCAGGTAGTTGTTAACCCCGTCCATCCGGCAGCAGATGTAGGTGTAGGCGTCGTCGAAGACGTACGACTGCGGCGTTGAGGCCAAATACCATTGCAACAGGCAGTTGTTCGTCGTCAGCGCCGAGGTGGTGTATCGCGCGATCTGCGTACGGTTTCCAGCACCAGACGGCTTCCACACCAGCGAACCCTTGCCGTCGAGACCCATACTCCCAGAGCCGCCACCAGAGGAGGTGACGCTGAAGCCGGGGCCGGGGTTGCTCGACGACGGGCCGTTGAAGTCGAGGACGATGGTGTTCGCCGACGATTCCAGGGCGCGGACACGGGCTTGAAGCTGCGCCAGGCCAGTCGAGTTGGTGTTGCCGATGCCCAACAGTCCCAGAACCGCGTCAACGACCGCCGAGACCGGGTTGTTCTCTTCCAGCCATTCACCAAGGTTGTTGAACGCGTTGAAGACCGCGTCGATGATGTCGCGGATCTTCTCGGTGAAGGTGTCCAGCGCCGAGGTGAGACCGTCAACGAACGGGATCTTGAGCAACTGCTCCTTCTTGACCCAGCAGTCGTCAAACTTCACCACGCCCGCTGTTGCGGCAGATGACACGCGAAGCTGGAGAGCCACCTGGTTTACACCCGAGGGCACGGTGTAGGTACCGGAGATCGACTTCGACCAGTCCGTGGAGTCCGTGGACGGCGATATTGATCCGAGAACCTCGGTGGATACCGTGGTGCCGTCGAGGTAGGTGACCAGCGCGATCTGGATCGCGTTGCTGCCACTCGCGCCGGCGTGGGAGACGTACCCACCGGCCGAGAGCTTCTGCCCCGGCGAGACTGGGATCAGGTTCGAGATGACGACGTGGTCTTCGCCGTCGCAGTTGACCGCGGCGCAACCCATCGTCGTCTTACCGTCGGTGCTGTCCCAGTAGAAGCCGCCGCCGTCGATGGTGACCTCTTCGGCGAAGTCACCTTCGGTCAATAGGTTTGGCTGATCGTCACCAATGGAGAACAGCGACACCTGCGGCAGCCACTCGGGGCGGACCCACGAGAACAGCAACGACAAGAACGGACGCACGACCACGGCGACGAACTGGCGGGCAGCGTCCAGCACGTTGAAGCTTGGGCTGTTGAAGTCGATCGACTGGAAGAAGTTCCGAACGTTCGTGAAGAACTGGGTCAGTTCCTCAATCCCACCACCAACAAGACCCGTGATCGCCTCGATGATGTCGCCGAGGATGGGAATGTTTAACGCCCAATCACGCAGCTGGTCGAACGACGCCTCACCAGGGATGAACACCCCCGCAACAGCGCGCACCACCCACGCCAAAAACTGCTCAATGAACTGCTCACCAATCTCAAGCAGTTGCTGAACAGTGAACGGCCGCTGCCACTGCAACGCCGACTGCTCCGGGTGAATACCCGGCTCAGACGGCACCGCATGAGCCCACTCCGGCAACGGATCAAACGAAGACGTCATGACAGCGGAAGAACCTCAACCGAAAACATCGACGTAGAAGCAGAAGTCGTGTACGTCACCGAACCCGCTTGCCGTTCACACCGGAAATAGATCGTCGCGGGTGTACCGGCCGCCACACGGTCAAACCCATCCGATGAACCCGCCGCAGGTCCCGCCACCAGGATCAGCCGCTCCGACTGCGCCACACCGGGGCACCGGCCGATCACGTTTCCGCCAGTCTCACCGTTCAAACGGGCCACCAGATCAACCCGAACATCGGCTCCCTCACCGGTGACGACCGTGTAACCGGACACACGCGGCCGCCAATCGAACGGCTGCGCCGGAACAGACACCTGGGCCAGAGTCGAGTTCGCATTGCCCGAGGCGGTGTTGTTGATCGACGCTGGAATGTAGCGGTCCCCCACACGTTGCGCCGCCAACACGAACCCGTCAGCGGTCGAGTTCACCACCGGCACCTGCCCCGCGACTGGGGACGGGTCCACATCCGTTGGGTCCCACACCGCCTCACCATCCGCGCCTTTAGATCCCGCGTGCAGGGCGAGGTTCAACCGGTACACGCCAGGCGTGGAAGTGGACGGCGGTGTTATCTCGGTGAACGACGCCCCCGCCGGGGTTGGATCGTCCGGGTCCAGCTCCGTCAAGTTCACCGTCGTATCGAACGTCGCCGGAACACCCGGATCACCCTGCTCGATCGCGGGAACACCAACACCGATACCGCCCTGCGGCCGCAACTGGAGGATCGCCGCGCCAGCAGTCGGATCGACAGGAATCTCCACGATTCCCTCAAACAAGTAATGAGTCCCAGCGGGGTTCAAAGGCCACGACATTAGGGCACGCTCCATTCAATGTTGGGCGAGTTGCAGAAGAAATAGGATTGGGGACGCTTATCCCTGCGGTGACAGCGTGAGCACCGACAACGTTTCAAAAATCCCCGTGATGAACCGCTGATGCTTCGCCAGCGGGGCCTCCGACTTACGGCCATCCCCCATTTGCAGGAGAACCTTCCGCTCATCCTGGGTAACCCGCCACATCACGTTCTCGATGTAGTCAGTCACCATCCGGGTACGTGACATGAACACCAACGACATCAGGCCGCCGCGAAAAACGTCACGACCCAACGCATACTGGGCACCGTTGCGGAACTGCACCGTCGCCGTCGTCTTGCCCTGCGAATCAAACAAAGCGTTGATGAACGCGAACACTGTTTCGATGTTGTACGGGGCTGAGGCAGTCGGATAGAACCGCTCAATCGCCGGGTGGTACGGTCCCACATCGTCGCGGCGGTCGTAGTGTTGAATCAACTGGAACGCCAGGAAACTGTTGTTCAGGAACCCCGACAACAAATCTGACGGTATTCCGGTGAATCCGACGACGATCATCAGCGAGTCGATTAGCCATGCGAAGGTGGCATTCATGAGGTCGTTCAACCACTTTGGGGAACGCCCACCGATGATGTGCTGCCAACCCTCCGGTGTGTGGTCAGTGATCGTGCAGGCATCGATGCCGGTGTCCTCACCCGGTTCCGGGGCCACGAAATAGGCGTAGGGTTGCTCGAAATCCACACCCAACGCGGGCGCATAAAACACGCCGTCCATGCCGGGAACCTGCTTGATGACAGGTTTGAAAATGTCCCCTAGCGACCCGCCAAGGTCAATCGTGGTGCGCAGCACCGAATCCAGCACGGTTTTCGTCGGGCCAGTGATCTGTGACCTGTCCGCCGTGGAGAACACGTAGGTCGGCTGGTCCAGGTTCGACCACCTGTCAGGCTGCGGATCACCCGGAAGCCACAAATCCATGCGGGTATCCACACCGTACGATTGGGTAACGTCTTTGATGACGGCCTGCACGGTTTCCATCCGCACTGTCCGCGCGACCATCGGCGACGTGTCCAGCAGTGGATTGGTGCGTGACACATACACCGGGGTTCGCAGCATGCGGGTGAACGCCTTCACCGACAGCCCGTCACGCGACAGGGCTTGCAACACGGTGCCGAACCATGCGCGGATATCCGGGTTCAACGACAGGCCGTTGTTGATGAACTCCAGCCACCCGGACTGCAATCGGATCGCGCATTCTGCGACCATGTTCTCAACGACGGTTTGCAACGCCCACACGAACACCGCGTGTGAGAACGGCTGCGCCTGAATCGGCAGCCACCACGACGGCCAAATCACGTAGTAGTTGAGGATGTCGCGGATACCGCGCAGTTCAGCGGTGCCGGTCCATGCGCTGTCACGGTACTCGTAGGTGTGGTTCTTCGTGTAGAACGCGTACCGCAAACCCGCGGTTTCGACGGTCACACCGACCATCGTCTTTTTGCAGTCCATGAACAAAGGGATGAGAGGGCTGTTCCCTTTGAGGACGATCCGCCCGGTTTCCACATCGTTGCGCGGGTCAGCGCCCGACGCCTCGATCAGGTCGCCACCAACCGATCCCATCGGCTGCCAGAATTTGTCGCACACCGTGAACCGGAACGACGTGTCTACCTTCGATTTGCGTTCCGCCAACGCCCGCGCGGTTCGTGCGATCCTGTTGGGGTCGCCGGACTGGAGGGCAGATTGCCATGCGGCGGTTTCGCGTTCAAACTTCGACAAACCGTCACCCTCCTTTCCGGGCATCACCAATTCACCCCACGAGCCAGAAAAACCACGGGGCTGTCAAACAGCAGTCGGTGAACTACATTGGGTAGCGGCGCAACGGCGTCCCCGAAAGAATCACCTTCGAATCCGCGTTACCACCAACAATCTCCGTCTTCACAAAGAACTGCTGCGCCGGCTCACCAGGCGACTTCGCCGGGATCGCCGCGTTCTCACTGAACCGCCCCGACAGATACTTGTAAAAGTTGCCCTGCGGAGGAACAATCCCGAACATCGACCCGACCTGATCGGTGAACGCGTTCTGCTCAGAGAAGAACGACAACAACGACTTCACGGCCTGCTGAAAAATGTTCAGCTCCTGCGGCGACGGCGGAACCGACGTCAAATCCTGCACAAGAGTCGTCTGCGAACGCGGATCAGTACGCAGGAACACAATCTGATTCGGCAGCAGCGGACCGAACTCCACATACTCATCCGAACCGGGACCGTCGTACAACCGGAACGTGCCCGGACCGAACAGGGTGGCATCCCAATACATCGGCTGGTCACCAACATTCACCATCGGCACAAAACCTGATTGGGTGACGTTCGCGTTGTCGCCCGCGGAGACCTTACGCACCGGAGCTGGTGTTGCCTGGGTGATCAACGCCCCACCGGCCTGCATACCGAACCCGATGCCCCGATAGCCCGGCCCGAGTTCACTACCGGTGCCGGTTTCCTTGTGCGACAGGATCGGCAACCCGTTGCGCAACACCTTGAATATGCGGGGATTACCCTCATAACCCGCGACCAGGGTGAACTTCTCCCCGATCAGCGGGGCCACCAGCAGCGGCCGTTGGAACATCACTGTCTGCGAGAAGTTGTTGAACCTCGACAGTTTGATCCAGTTGCCCTGCACCCGCATGCGGACACCGTTACCGTCCCAGTCGCCGTTGCTGTCGCGACCCATGCGCGCCCACAGGTCATTCGCCCCACTATCAGGGACACTCCACTCCTGAAACCCACCAAGCACCATCGACACGACCTGGTTGTCGGTGTCAGTGTCAAAGTCCTTGTACGGGCCGCACACCACTTCTCGGGTTTCGGTGGTCAGCGGATCATCCGGATCGTCCCGCCACCTCGCCTGGTCACCATTGGCGTAGATGTATCCGCCGCCGTCACCTTCGTAGTACAGCGGCCAATCCGCGCCGAGGTCCTGACTGCTCGTGGTGTCGTAGTTGAACGTGTCGGTCATCGACTCGTAGTCGAACTGGAAACTCGCCGTGTAGTCGTAGGTCCGCCAGAACCCCGAATCGGCCCGCAAACGAAGGCTTTCACGCTGCCGCTTCCCGATCTCCAACGGTGCTTGCGGCGCGCCTTGGAACCACCTGACAGGTGCCCACCAATGACCCATGTCGTGGGTGAGGAAGTTCAGGGTGGATTCCTGTTTGGCGTCGATCGACGCGATCAGATCCCGGTAGACGCGGCGCGTCCATTTCGGCGACCGGCCGCGGCACTCCACCCCGACCTCGACCTCAATTGGGTCGTAGAGAGCATCGATGTTGGTGATGCCGTCTTCGGTAGCACCCTTTTGGTCGATGTGTTTCCACGGCGGGATCAACCCCTTGAGTGAGGTGAGGTGCACCATCTCCGGGGCTGTAACCCGGTCGGGGACCGCTAGCCCGCCCATCATGTGGAAGGTGATCGACTTGTCGTAGGCGTCGAGCCACATCATGGGTTTCTCGCCCTTGGCAAGGTCGTACCAGCCGTGGGGGGTTACATCCGTTGCGGGGTAATGCTTCTTAGCCATTTACCCTCCTGGCATGACGTACTGGTTTTGCAGGTGATAGGCGATGTCGCGGCCGGTGCCGTCTTCGGTGGCGCGCTGGTTGTTGACCGTAATGTTGGTGTCGCCCTGGTTGACTTGGGTTTGGCCCTGGCCTGTGGCTTGCGGGTCGATGTCCTTGCGCTGCTGGGACGCCTGACCGGCAAGGTTCGGCAACGCCGGGGCCGCACCCGCCAAACCACCCGCGATGCGGGTGATCCAGTTGTTGTTCGCCAAATCCGATCCACCCGTGGGCAGGAACGTTTCCATCAACCCTTGGGCGCCGATCGCGGCGACCTGGCCGCCGTACTCGATGGCACGGTTGATCAGCTTCACCCCGGTCTGAGCGGCCTGGCCCGCGCCGGGTGCCATCGCGTCCAACGCCATACCACCGGCCTGCACCGCCATTCCGAGCGCGCCGCCACCGTCCATGCCGATCCCGCCGGACCCGGACCCGGCTGCGGGGGCGACGTTCGCGCCGATGTTGGTGGTGTTCGTTGGGCCACCAGTGAACAGGCCTTGCGGTGCACCCGGGGCCATCGGGCCGCCACCGCCGCCGGTGGTGGGCAGCGGGGCAGGGTTCGGCGCCCACGCACCCGACGAGATGGGGGCCGGCCCGGGCGGCGGACCTGCACCGGTGCCCGACGCGGGGCTTCCCGATGCTGGAGCGGAACTGCCCGTGGCCCCGCCGCCGGTGGGGACAGCCACACCAACACCGGCACCTTGAGCGGGCCAGTTCGTCACCGTCACCGGCACCGGGCCACCAGCAGAGCCGGAGAACGCGGCAGCGGACGGCGCGGCAACAGCCACCGTCGGCACAGACACCGCAGCGCCAGAACCAGATGGGTTGATGTTGTTCGGATTACCCGGCTTGTACCAGGCGTGCACATGATCCTCATGGTTCTGAGTTGGGCTGCCCCGATCCTCCATCAACTTGCCCTGAGGGCCATGCCCGTATCCGTAAGAGTGCCGGTCGAAGATCGCGCCGTACACATTCGGATCGTTGAGGACTTGCTGCAAAACCTGCTGCCCGACAGCCTTGTTCGGAACCATGATGTCCAGCGCGCCGTTACCGTGCTCGCCGTACTGGTCAGGTGCATGATCGCCAACAGTGAGACCCATGCTCTTCCAGAACGGAATCATCACGTTGCGTGCATAGTCGCGCGCCGACTGGCCTGGCGTCGCGGACGGCGAACCAGGGAGAGCCGTCATCGACACACCGGTCGCCCCGGCCGACGGGTAAGAACCCCGGTCGTACTGGTTGTTCTGGTACTGCGGGCCGAACACTCCCTGCGCGCCGAGGACACCCATCAAACCGTGACCGCCCTGAGTCGGGTTATAGGCCGAAATGGCCTGCAACTGCCCCAACAACGGTGCAGCGGCAAGGTTCGCCACGAACTTCGTGATGTTCTCCGCGATCCCCGCCAAACCCTTCGAGATACCGAAATCCTGATCCAACTGGGCGCCGATCTGCCCCAAATCCTTGGCATGCTGATCGGTTTGCTTCGTCAACTTCTCGTACTGATTCGCCCGCGCATCCGACATGCGCATCTCGGCGGCCTGAAGGTCACGTTCCGCTTCGATCACATCGTTACGGGCCTTGAGCCGGTCCTCTTCAGTCGCCTCGGTGGACTGCTCCAACTGGGCCGCGCGGGCACGCTTCTCCGCCAGTTTGTGGCGGGCATCCAGATACGACGATTCAGCGGAGAACACGGCAGCGTCCTGCGGCATGCCAGGAATCCCCGGCGGCAACGTCGTGTCATACGGCACCACCGGTGCATCCGGCAACTTCGGGCCAGACGACGACGACCCGCCGGCACTACCCGCAGCGCCCGGAAACAAATCAGCCAACGGACCATCAGGACCCGCATCAGCAGCAGCAGCACCACCACCGCCACGGCGCCCACGGCGGTCCTCCACGGAAACATCCAATGGAACCTGACCAGGAAGGTTACCGAACGGGGACGCTGGACCGTTCGAGTTCGGATCAGCAAGCCCAGGTATCGGGATACCACCAACCGTAGGCGTACCAGGCCCAGACCCGCCGCCAAGCTGAGGAAGCGGAGACGGCTGCGGATCAACCCCCGTACCGCCCTGAATGTTGCGGTCCCACCACTCACGGGCTCTGCGCCCCAACTGGTCCGGCGTGTTCGAATGATTCCAGCTATCCGCGCCAGGAATCGCGTCCTGAATGGCCTGCTCAATCTCAGGTCCGTTCTGCGCGACCAGGAACGCCAACCACGCCGGCACCGCCACCCGCGACAGCGCAGCAGAAATCCCCTTAGCCGACTTATCGGCAGTCGCAGGCAGCCCCGCCAAGGTAGTGCTCACTGTTGAAAGGGATTGCGTCAACGCGGTAACACCAGCGATCGCCTTCCACGCCATAAACGCGGTCACTACATCACCAACGCTGATCCCTATCCGGTCCAGCATTTCGACCACACTCGACAGCGCATCCCACAGATCCTGCGCAGTCTCGACTGCACCCTCGAACGCATCCTTGATGTCGTCCTTGTGGGCAACGATCCACGCGTTCAAGTCATTCAACTTGTCGGTCACATTGTTGATCGACTTCGCCAACGCACCAGGACCCTCAGTAGTGTCCAACGGGTCACCAAACAAAGCCGAAATGAAGTTCGCACCAACACGACCCACAGCGGCGTTCATGTTCGACAAGGCACCGTCAACAGTGTCGGCCAGCTTCTTCGACATGCCACCGAACTGGCCCTCAATCGCCTGCACAAGCATGCCGAACGAAATCGTGCCGTCCTGCGACATCTTCTGAATCTCAGCGCTCGTCAGGCCGAACTCTTTCTGCAACGCCGCCTGAACATTGATGCCACGCTCATTGAGCTGCAACATCTCCTCGGACTGCAACTTGCCCTTGTTGAACACCTGGTTGAAAATCACGGCCAGGTCGCCGAACTTCTGCCCCGACGCCCCCGCAGCGTCCGCGATCGCCGTCAACGCCGCCTGCAACGGGCGGCCCTGCTTCACCCCACCAGCAAGGAACTGAGTGGCCGCTTTCGCCGCCTCATCCAACGCGATCGGAGTACCAACAACCACCTCGTTGATATCCGACATGATCGTCTTAACCTGCTCAGCGCTGTTCCCCATCGCGGCAAGACGGTGCGACGTCGCATCAAGAGACTTGTACCTGTCGAAACCCTTGAACAGGGCAACACTGGCTGCTCCGATGATGCCTGTCGCGGCCGCGGTGAACGCCGTGCCCAACGCGCGGCCAGCCAACGCGCCAGCCTTCGACGCAGCACCCTCATACCCCGACAGGGCAGACGAAAACCGTCCCGCCACAGGTAACGACGACGCCATAGACGAACTGAACGACGAACCAAATCCCCGGCCCGCCGACACACCATTCGCCGCGAACCCATCCACAATGCGAGAACCCGCAGCCTTCGTCGCACGATCAACCTCACGCGACAACTGCTCACCAGCGTTACGGCCCGCAGCAGCAGCTTCCTTGGTGACGTTCTCGCCGATCGCTCGGCCAGCAGCCGAACCGCCACGAGCCCCAGCCGCCTCCATCTCACGCTCAATGTTCTTCGCCGCCACCGCAGCAGCACGCTCATCAAGACGGGAAATAATGTTGACGTAGATAGGCATTACGCTCCCCGGTCACCGTCGTTATGAGTGAACAGTTCGATTCGCTTCGCCTTAGCAGCCGCAGCGGCGGACTCTTTGCTCTCGAACCGTCCGCAGTAAATTTGCTGACGGTTATGAACTACGACCGCCTCCCACTTGCCAGCCTTGAAACGCACGCCACGGACTCCGCTCCTGCCCCACCCAGAGGATCTATTCTCACGATTCTGCTTCGCGGTGGTGACGCGAAGATGATCCGGGTTGACACATAGAGTGACGTGGCAGATGTGGTCTATCTCCATACCGGGCGGGATCTCTCCGTGCGCCCACTCATAGCAAAGGCGGTGCGGCGAAAGGTTATTAAACCTCCCATACCCATGGTTGGTAGTTCCGCCCGTCCAAAGCCAGCACCCACCTGGCGCAGACTTGTCCACCTTCGCAAACAATCTCTGCTGGAGCGTCGGCTCCGCAATGCCAAACCGGCGCAGGTATCGGTCATGCGTTGCGCACAGCCCGTTCTTATGGGAGAAGACTCGCCGATCGCATCCGTCAATACCGCACATCAGGGACACCCACCTCCTCCCCGTCACCAGCCGAACAGATCGGCCTCAACCTCACGCTGCAACTCGTGCGCCTCAACTGAGGCTTTCGCTTTCTCCAACCGATCAACCGGGTCCTCAAAAGCGAACGGCTCATACGCCGCTTTACGGCTTCTCGATGCATGGAATGACGCCCTGAACCGGGCGATCTCGTTGTATGTTTCCGCCGCTATCAACTCCGGCTCAGACCAGCGGCCCCCGCGAACAGCCCGCGCCACCGCACCATTGACAGGCGCGAAATCCACATACAACTCCCGAACATGTTCTTCAGGATTGTCCACGAACCGCACCCCGAACAGGTCCAGCAACTCCAAACTGGACAACCTGCCCTGATGCCAATCGGCGACGCTCAGCCCGAAGAACCGGCGCAGGTCACTCGCTATCTGTCTCGGGTACAGTCTCCAGAACCACTGAGCTTCCATCACTTTTCGAGTCGGACTCAGCTCGTTCCGCGATCGTGAAGCCCTGCTCGGTCCATGCCCGCCACACATCCCGGGCGCCAGCCGCGCGGCCACCGATCTTCTTCGACCGCAGGACCTCGTAGTTGTCCATGCCCAGCACGACCTGAACGATCCGCACCTCACGCGGCGGCGATACACGCTTACCGTCCTTGTAGTACGGGGGGCCTTTCACCGCGCCGGGACGGGTCTCCGCCGGCAACACCATCTCGTTGCCGTCACGGTCCTTCACCGTCTGCTCCGGGATGTACAGGTCCGGCTCCCGGTCATAGGTTTCGATCTCTTCGAGATACGCCTCGTATGCTTCCAGCGCATCATCGTCGAGCATCCGAAGGTTCGGGTGCGGCGGGATCGTCATGGTGGTGCCGTCATCGAAGCGCAGAACACGATCGGCGAACGGCGAATCGAACTCGGTGGCCTGTTCACGCGCGGCGGCACCATTGTTTTCGGGTTTCTTCACAGACATCAGGGGCTTCCTTAAAAAGGGGGGGCTTCGGGGTTGAGGGGTTGGGCTGGCTTTATGTGGGTGCCTGCCGGGTGGGTGCCAGCCCCAAACCAACCCACCCGGCAGGACGACTTACCGGCTAGCTGCCGTCCGAGTACTGCTCAGCCCATCCGGGGCCGCCCATCCACACATAGAAGTAGCCGGGAACAAGGGCGATCGCGCCCGACGGGTCGGGCCGCATGAAGTACTCATTCGGCAGCACCTTGTACGTCAGGTCCGCCGCGTCAGGATCGGTCTTCGACCGCTGCTTCGACGCCTGGTCGTCCAGCTTCACCGCCGGGTAACCCTCAGCGCGGTAAATGAACCCGCCCGAGGTGCGGCGCGCGTACAGCAGCAGCAGCTGGTACTCCGCCGAATCCGCGTCCAGCAGCGGACCCTCACCGTAGTCAGGGGTACCGGGAAGAGCCACCAGCGGATTACCCGCGTTGTCGCACAACGGAAGTTCCGACTCCAGCCGGTGAATCAGCGGATCGGCCGTACCGAGCGCCACGAACCGCACCGAGTACGACTTCTCCGTCACCTCAGAATCGACCGGGAACTTAGACTGCAACACCATCAGATCGTCAGAGGTGACGTCCGGTTCACGTTCCGCACCGCCATCTTCGGGGTTGCAGCCGATGTGCCACCAGCCCTCATTCGGGTCAGTGTTGTACTCGTACTTGCCGTTCACCTTCCGGCGGATGAACAGGTCGTCGCGAAGCTTGCCGTCCTGCGCAAACGGCGACCACTTCACCGTCACGCAATCATCCTCGAACGGCGACATGTCCGTCGCGGCACCGCGGTTGTCGCGGATGAACACCGCCTGCAGGCCGCCACGCTCGATGAACGGCTTGTGAATGTCAGTGAATCCGCCGGCGCTCCAGTCGGTGCCGGTCAATGGCTGCGTCATAGGGACGCTCCTCTCATTTGGATAAGGGACCGGATTGCGAAAATTTCCGGCGAACAAAAAAGGGACCCGGCGTTACCGCCAGGCCCCTTGTCAGGGCTGAAACTTCAATTAGATGTACTGAACACCGATCTCGTAGCGGCCCACATGCCGCACCAAGTGGCCGTCGTCGTCATACTCGACGAGGACCGGTTTCATCAGCACACGCGCGTAGTCGATACGCGCAACAACACCACCGCCGAGCGGTATCTCCACCAGCGGATCAGAGACGAGCTCCAGCATTCGTTGGTGCGTCAACTCGGCCTCATTCTCAGCGGCCTCATCAGACGCGGCGAACGTGTGCACCGACACGACAGCCGAATCGCTGCCCTCTTCGGGAACATCACGACCATCGACACGACGAACCACACGATGCGGCAACGGATCACCCGACAAGCGGCGGGTAGAAACCTTTCCCAGAGGGGACAGCCACGCCACCAACACACGATGGATACTCGGCGCTGAATCAGTCGCCATACGCGGTGCCGCCGAACTGTTTAGCTGTCTTCTGGGCAGGCGCGTACTCGTCGTTGTGCGCCGACCCGAACTCCACGAGATGCGCTTGCGGATCAGTCGCGCCGACCTTCCCGCGACCCTTGGTCGTGGACCGTTCCGTCACCTGAACAGAATCACGGTAAGCGCCGGTGCCCACGGGAGAATTGTTCTTCCACGCGGCAACAACCTCGTCCATGAACTCGTTGACGCCCTGATTCACCTCAGGCAGTTTGTCGAAATCGTCCAGCCGCACACCGAACTTCGCTAAAGGGTTTTTCCTCGTTGGACCGTTAGCCACGATTCATCACACCTTCCGAAGTTCTGCCACCATACCCGGCGCCCAACCGTGAAAACCCATGTTCCAGTCACGAACCGCAACCACATCGAACACATCTGGCCCGTACCCCACACGGTCTTTCACCTTCACCGGTGAACCGGGCGGCAAGTACAGGTCAACATCGATCGTTTCGGTTTCCACAATCGAATACGTCCCCACCACCTGCACATGCGGGGCAAGTTGGATGACCGGAACAGACACCCCAGAACCGAACTGGGGAACCGTGTTACCCAAACCATCCGACGAGTCACCGACGTGCGGATAGTGCGTCACCGTGTACGGAGTCGGGAACGTCACGGCATGTACCTGTCGGAACCAAGCGGGATGCTGTTCATCGATATGCGGTATGGCCGCAGACGCAGTTTGAGCGCGTTCGTAAGATACAAGTTTGACGAATCACCGCCCCACTTGAACGAGTACGGGCCAGCAGATGCGGTTGTGCCTTCGGGGTATGGCGATTGAGGTGCAGTGAGGGCGGTAGCAGCGATTTGCGCCACCACCCTCACCACAGCACCAGGAATCACGTCAGGAATCGACTCCCACCCGAGGTATCCGACAACGAGATCGGACGCCTCTTCGAGGAGAAGACCTGCACGAGTGGCTTCGTCCGGCGTCAGTTCACGCCCGAGAACCAACTCCAGGTCATCGATATCCGCCAGTGACATTCGCTTATCGCCTTAGCTGCCATCCGGGACGACAGCGCCGACGGGCGTCTTGTTCGTGCCGACCGCGGTAGCGCCGTTGCCGAGCACGTACGCGAAGCGGGCCTTCAACCGGAGAGCGATCATGTCACGCTCAGCGAGGTTGATCGATCCGACCGTGGCCTGATCGAGGAACTTCACGGTGATGTCCTGACGGACACCGATCCGGACTCGCGAGGAATCCACCACCAGAGCCTCAGCGACACCGACAGGCCACGCACCGTTGGCGTTGAAGTAGGTATTGAACCCGTCGAACGACTCATCGCGGAAGATCGGGTTACCGTTCGCGTCACGAAGGTTCGCCACGTTGAAACGGAATCCCAGGCTCGCAATCAGCGTGTCGGGAAGATAGCCAGCATCAGCGACATCCTTCGACGCCTGGTTGATGCAGCCGATCAGGTCGTCTTCGTTCGCGTCGCCCGAGACGATCTCGTAGTCCTGGTTCGCCGCGACGGCCGCCGGGAGCAGCGCGGGCGACACCCACGACGACGGCTTGTCGGTGCCGAAGAGCACAGCCTGATCGAGCTTCTTGCCGATCGCCTGGCCGCCAAGAGCCGCGATCTCTTCCAGCAGCGAGGTCGATGCGTCATCAACCACGTTCTCGTGAACGGGAATGATGACCGCGACTTCCTCAGCGACCAGGGTCCGGTCGGACCACGTCGCCTCCGACGTCGGCTTCACACCCTCAGGTTCGGTCGCGGACTCCGACACCCACGAAGCGCCAGGCAGGGTCGCCAGGACGGGCAGGTGAGTGGTCTTGGTGCCCATGTTGACAGTCGGGAACGCCTGCAACACAGTCGATCCCTTCTTCGCGGACGCCAGGAGGTCGTTTGCGTAGGCCTCCTGGATGAGGGTCGCGACCTCGGAACGTGAAATGTCAGCCATGATGGCCTTCCTTTCATGGTTTTCCGCCGAGGCCGATCCTCGAACGGGTTTCGATGGTTGGGTTAACCGCCGGCCCGCATCCGACGCAGAGCTTCAGCTGCTGCTGCTTTCGGGTCCAGGTCTGCAGTCTCAGTGCCTGTTGTTCCTGATTTCAGGTTCTTTGCAGGCGGTTTGAGCTTTGGGGCTTGCTGTTGCAATTGCTGATCACGCCATGCGATCAACTGATCAGCGGAGGCTTCCAGTTCCTCTTTGGTGCTACCCGTGAGGCTGGACGCCGGGACACCTTTCTCAGCCGCCACTGACGTCACGAGAAGGTCGCGTTCTGCCTTTTCCGCCCGTGAGCTGACTAATTGCAGCTGCTCGGTGAGTTTCTGCAACTCGGTCTTCTCGCCCTCGCGGATTTTGTCCAGCTCTTCGGCTTTCGACTTCAGGTCGTCGTAATCGGAGAATTTGCTTCGTTCGCGTGCGATTCGCTGCTGGATGATCCGATCGAACTCGTCCTGAGATGTGATGGGTTTGAACGAGCTCTGCTGTTCGTCCCCGTTTCCGGGTTGGGTTGTTGCGCCGTCTTCGACGGTGTTTTCAGCCTCTTCGGGCATGGTGATATAACCTCCGCGTTATTGGAGTGGCCCGACCATTTCTGATAGCGCAGGTCGTCCGCGCCTTCGCCTGAAGTGTCAGGCTGAAGTCATGCGCCGTAGAACGGCTTTCGTGTCGATCGCGCCGTGGGCGCCTTTCGTCTCTCCGTCCTCGCGGGCGGCGGTGACGGCGTTTTGGTAGTCTTCTTCCCATTTGTCCACATACGGTGGAGGCTCGTATGACTGGCCCGGGCGGACTGGGACGGCGATGCAGCGGCAGTGGTCGTGGTACTTGGTTGATGCCCCAGCTGATTCTCTGGACCAGTACACTGCGCCGCGTGTCGCGAGCATCCGGCAGAACGGGCATGCTGTAGCCGACGCGTAGCGTGCCCATCTGGTCCTAGCTGGAAATGGCGATCCAGCGGCGGCGATTTCGTTCTCTAGGTTGGCAAGAACTGTTTCCCGCGAGGCGTCGAACACCATCCGCTGTGTAGACCCTGCGAGCCGGTCCAGTGGAGAGGCTTCTCCAGGTGCGTGGAACGCCCACGACACCGTTTTCTGAATGCGGCCTTCTGGTATCGGTTCGGTGACCGGTGACGCCTTATAGGGCAACTGCGGCGCGGTTTCGGTGTACCACTGCGCTGTGACCATCGACGCTGCCGACAGTTGCGGAGCTACAAGTTCAGGCAACGCAGCAGAGACAATCTGCTCGAACTCCGCAATGTCAGAGTATGACCGCCACAGTTGCACGAGCTGAGATGTGTTCAGCGTCGCCAAGTCCGATAGAACCTGCTGCAAAGCGTCGGCGTCAGTCGGACTGGGCAACTGTCCTACCTGCTATATCCCCCACCTGGGGATCACGCTGAGCCGCTGCCGCTCCTTGCCTGATACTCGACACCAGATCAACAACAGTGGACTGCTGAATGGAATCCTTGATCGCCTTGATCTGCTGCTGCGACAACCCAGGAACCAAATGAACCACATCCCGCAACTGCACACCAGCCGCGACAAGCTTCGTAATCCCATCGACGACAGCGCCGAACGCACGAGCCTCAGTGTCCCGCCAAACCACCTCAGCACCAGAATCAGCCGCAGTCTCCTCATCGCCATCAATCTCGGCAGCCAGACGTAAAACCTGCTCCCACGACTCACCGAAACTGTCCCGCTTAGCCTGCAACTTCCGCTGCTGATTCGCCTCAGCAGCCGCCAAAGCCTCGGCGGACATATTCACCATCTTGCCCGTCACCTGAGCCGGCGAAATCTGCGCCCGCATCGCAACATGCTGGATCATCTCATCCAGAATGTCGTTGTACTGACCCGTATCCGCAGCAGGAAGCGCCTTCGCGTCAACGTCTTCATCGTCAAACGCCCACACACGCTTAGCGGACGCCGCTAGAATATCACTAGGCGATGCCGCCCACCCTGTGATCACCTTCTGGGGGAACGCCCCGAACCGCGAAACCACCAGACGATCAAAATTAACCGAATTGATCGCCTGCTGATCACGAATCAACGGTGCCACCTCGCCAACAATCGCACCGTCAGCATCACGACCATTGACGAACCGCACCACAGGGCACACACGCTCGCCACCATAAGTAGCGCCATGCGGCACTGGATCACCATCGACCACAACACTGATCGGATGAGAAGCGCTCCGCAGCGTCGGATCAGACTCCGACACCTCACCCAGATCAAGGTCATAGGCGAACTCGTCGTCATACAAGCGGCCACGGCGACGCAACTTCGCATCAACCTGAGTGACCCACATCTCCAACGCATACTGCGGCCACTCATCAGCAACAGGATCGACATACGCCGTCAGAATCTGCTTCGGAGACCGCGGCGACAACACCGGCCCATTTGGGCCAGCAGTCACCGTCACGTACGACGCCCCATACGTCAAGGCAGGAACATATACCGACGACTGGCGAGCATCCATCCGGTTCGCCTGCCAAATTCGCCACGCCGGATCGTTATCCTGCGCATCCGCAGACCGATACCCGGTCACCGACAGATTCTGGGCGAACGAATCTACAACCAAACCTAGAACGTTCTTCACTGACAGCCGAGCTAGATCCTTGATCTCCTGCTCCGCCGACTCCGGAACCTCTGGAACCCCACGGATACCCTTCGCGTAGTCGCCGATACGGTCCAGCCATGAACGCTCGGAGAGGTGAATCTGCCACATCGCGGCGATCACATCGCGTATCTCGCGATCATCAAGCATCGCAGCTACACCTCCCTTCCGTAGTAAGGTCACCAAAACCTCAGGCGAACGATGCGCCCCCAGAACTGCGCGGCTTCGACGTCACCGCCGCGTACACCGCCGCCGACATCGCTATCGCAGGGCCAATATCAAACGACTCAGCACGCGGCATCATCATCCACCCGCCGGACGGACGATCCTTACGCGTAGCCCCACGCACCGCCACATCAAGCTCAGCCTGGCCGCCATGCGTCAAACGGCCCTGATCAACAAGACTCACCCACAACGCATTGCCAGCGACCGACTCGTTAGACGAATACACCGAAGACTTAAACTTCAGCTGCTTCAGCTTCTCGCCCAACGCTTTCGCCGCACCAACCGAATCATGCTTGATCGGCGTTTTCCGAGACGCGTACGCGCGCAGGAAATCCACCGCCTCAACCTCAGACTGCGTGCCAAGAGCGATCTCGACATGCACCCCATCGTCGACACCAGACCAGCACGCAACGATCCAGAACCAACCGGACCTGGTTGCACTAACCCCGAACGCTGAAACGTCACCAAGATCGTCCACGTCGCAGCACAGCGACCGCCACTGATCGCCCGGAACAACCGACGAAACCTCGTTCGTCTTATCCCAAATCCCGAACACCTCACGGCGAACATCCTCCGGAGACATGTTCTCCACCAGACGCTCAATCGCCGACTTACCAACACGATGCCCGAACGACGGATTAGCCTCAGCCAACCGATCCCAGAAACCCGGCGCATCAATATCGGCCACAACATCATCGGGAGACTCCGGAGCGAACTCCACATACACACCCTTGAACGGGCGGCGCTTCTTCTGCTCCAGCGCACGATCACGACGACGCTTGAACGCATCATGCACACCCAACGCAACCTCTTGCGGCCGCGGCGGTGTACCCATAAAAAACGCCAAACCAATCTCGGAGACGTTCATCGCGGCGAGCATGTCCGTCAGTGCCGACTCCTTCAAGTTCTGACACTCGTCATAAACCTGAATATCAACCTCAGAGAAGCCACGGCCGAAACCCTGAGCCCGGGCGCCGAACAAAATCCGTGACCCGTTCGCGAAGTGAACACCCCGATTGTCGTCAGACTGCACCACAGGATGCATAGGACGCATCTTCGGCCGAATCGCCGGCTTCTCCACAATCCCCGCGATCTTCGTCAACGTCTCCGATGACGTCCGATCATGATGCGAAGACCAAACCACCAACGTGCCCGGACGGGACAAACAGATCGCGATCAGCCCGACCATGATGCCCCACGTTTTGCCGGCCTGCCGAGCGATACTCAACGTCACACCCATGACGTCGCACGCCAGCGTGCCGTCCTCACGCAAACCCAGGGCCGCGTACCAAATGTCTTCCTGCCAGCGATCAAGCGCCACACCCATACCGGGGAGCTCTGGGGCAATCAGCTCGTAGTAGCGGGTATATGAAATGTCATCCGGGACGAAGCACTGGCGAGCAATATCGACAAGCGGCGCAGGGTTAACCCGACTTCCGGAACCGGTCGGCATCGAAAGCCACAACCTTGCCGGACTCGTTCGGAGCCGACTCAGACTCGGAGTTGAGCGCCTTCAACCGCAAAATCTCGGCCTTCGCCCGCTCAATCTGCGTGTTCAGCTGCGAGCGGAGCTGCGGCATATCCTCAAACGCCTCAGCAAGCAGGCGATACCGAATCTTCGCCTCCGCCAGCTCATCACCAGCGGCCATCGCCTCATTCAACGTGCTGTACTCAGCCATCACATATCCTCTCGGACCCGCCGGTTAACCGCCCGACGTCAGCGTGGCGCACCAAAGCCTGGTGCAAAAGGTCTAGGCAAAGCGCGGATTCACGTACGACTCCCTCACTGCCGGGACAGCACGATCCCCAGACGACTTCGCACGATTACACTGCCGACACACTGCCTGGCAGTTATCCAGCCCATCCGCATCCTCCTGAGACCAACCCAATCGAGCGGCCTCAACAGAACTCACAATGTGGTCAACCTCAAACGACCGCGGATGAGGTGGGCGAGCGTCATAGTCGATAACCCCGCCCAGTGCCTGGCAATCAGCAGTGATCCGCAACGCGCATGGAGCATCACCATCACGCTGACGAACCTGAGCGCGGCGACGATTCCGGACAGTCGTGCTAGCGAAAGGCATGGGAACCTCCCTACCCCCAGGTCACACACACGGACGCCT